TGAAGACCCTCACCTACACCGAATACAGCGGCCGCACTGGCATCGTGATGCTCGACAAAATCATGGCCATCAGCCAGCAGCGCGACTTCACCGTCATCACACTGGTCGATGGCCACAAGCTGGAAAGCCGGGACAGCTTGGGCGAACTGCAGGCCCGCATCGAGGAGGCATCGAAGTGAACGATCTCAAACAGATGGCGGCCATGACCGCCCTGAACCACATGATGGCCAGTTCGAGTTTCAATATCTGCGCTGTCGAATCGGTTGGCCGGATGCTGAACGGCACGTCGCCTGCGGGCGAAACGTACGACTTGCTCCGGACGCTGCACTGCATCTCCTGGTCGAAGATGCCGACGGAGCTGCGCGACTCCATCCCGGACCTGATCAAGCAGTGCCTGGGCGTTGAGCCGGCCTTCCAGTTCGGGCTGCAGGACATGCCCGTGCCGGCGCCGGCCGAGAAGCGCCCCGGCCTGTTCCAGACGCTCGGCTTCAAGTCATGAAACCGATCTTCAACCTGACGCCATCTGGCTGGCCCATCTTCCACTTCCCAGACGGCTATGGCAAGCCGTGCAGCCTGCAGAAGAGCAGCTTGGCAACTGCCGACGCCATCTGGCTTGGCGTTGATGACGCTGATCCGGTGATCCTGGCGCGCGACGCCGCTGCGCACGGCGTCCAGACCGATGAGACGGTCGGCTGGGTGCCCTACCCAATTCCCTCAGCGGTACTGCTGACGACGCGCATGCACCTCTCGCGCTCGGACGTCGCCGCCCTGCTGCCGATTCTGCAGCATTTTGTAGACACAGGAGAAATAGCATGACAACGATGCGCATTGGCGGCAAATACAACTGGATCGGCCAGGCCGAGCGTCTGGTCTACGTCGGGCACAACTGGAGCGGAAACGGTCGCTGGCACCAGTTCGAGAAGGTCGAAGCGCCGGGCACCGTCTGGTGCGAAGTGCTGACCTCAGACCTGCACATGATCGAGGAGACTCAGCCCGAAGAGGAGAACAGCGATGGCTGATGACGACAACGACCTCGCCGCCATGGGATACCTCTTCCGTGCGCGCAGCAAGATCAAGCGTGCCAGCAACCGAGAAGACTCACCCAAGCTGCTCGACGAAGCCGGCGTCACCTACACCGTGCACAACCTGGGCGCCCACCTGATTGTCGACGGGCCTGAGTGCGTCGTCGACTTCTGGCCAGGCACCGGCAAATGGATCGTGCGCGCCGGCGGCCCGACTGGCCGAGGTGTGCTTCCGCTGCTGAAATTTTTGAAAGGCTGAAAATGGCTACCGTATCGAAGAAAATCGCCGACGACATCATCGCCGGCATGTACAGCGATGACCCACAGGCGCTGCGCATCGTGCAGTACACGACGCCCGAAGGCGACCCCGATAACTACGGCGTGATCTACAACCTGCGCGACTGGGACAAGTACCGTGCGTCACCTTATGTCTGCAGCCCGCAGGTGTACTGGGAAGACGACAACGCCGCAGCAGAACTCCATCGAGAGCTGGCGCGCGAAGACGACCGCATGCTCGATGAAATGAACGGCATCGACGAGGGAGACTTTTTCTGATGGCTACCTTCGACTGGCAAGAATGCGCGCGCATCTCCGACCTGCCGCTCGTTGATGACGCCTTCATCGCGTTCAATGACGACGCGACGGCTGACAATGCCACCGGGCTGGTGGTGACCATCCTCGAGAACAGCTTGGAGCTGGTCGAGCACTGCATCTGGATTGGCGGCGCGCTGATCGTTTGCCATGCCGGCGAGCCGGGCGCCTTCGCTATTTACCGCCTGAAAGGCACGACATGAGCCACACCCCTACACCAGCCGCCGACCAGGTGGCGATCCTGCGCGAAGTTGCCGATCTGCTTGTGGAGCGGAACTGGCGCGGCGACTTGACCGAAGCATTGCGTGATATGGCCGACGCCACCGAGCGCGCAGCTATCCAGCCAGCGTGCGAGGCCGTGCTGGTTGACGCACTTGAGTCGATCCGGGACCGCACGGCTGTGTGGCCAGCAGGTCGGGCAAAGCATGCGCTCGAAACGCACGCCGCCCAGCAGGACGATAAAGCCGGACAGTACCCGCACCCGAAGTGCGACAGCGCTTGCTACTACCTGTGCACCGAAGCGGGCGCGCATGCCCCGTCATGCCTCACTGCCGCGCCAGAAGGCAAGACCGAGGCGAGCGAGATTGCGACTTGGCGCGAGCGCATGAAAGCAACCACTATGACATGGCGAACCAGCGATGGTAAAAGCGCTGTTGAGTTTCAATATATGCAGGAAGAGATTGCCGACCTCCGCGCCGCCCTTGCCGCTCGCCCGCCCGTTGCAGCACCTGATGCCGAAGCGATCCGCAGCGTCGGGCCGATCGAAATTGAAGAAGGCCGCACGTACATTCCACTGCCAGGCGGCTGGGAGATTCAGACCAAGGGCAAGGGCAGCACATTTCGCATCTGTCACGTGCAGGGCAAGGGCGTCTACCAACGCTGGGCGGTGCTGGACGAGCGGCTGCATAAGCCGCTAGAAGATATGGCACTGGCAATGCACGCCGGCCAGAAGGAGACGTGATGACACCCTATGACCGCATCGTCGACGAAATGAACAGCGCGGTTCACGCCGCGTATGAGCACGCCGCCGACAAGATGCTGCAAGGATTTCGCCATGAGCTGGCAGCGTTCAAGCTGCACAACCACAAGCTGGAAGTGCGCGCCATGGCTGGCGGTGCTGAGCTGTTCGTCGGCGACGACCTGTGGTGGTATGAGATTCCGCGCCGCAGCCGCGCCGCTGAGGCGATCTTCCGCATCGGCCAGCTCATCGACATTCACCACAAGACGTGGGGCAAATGCCTCATCGGCACCACACTTTAAAGGAGCGTTACATGCGAAATACTCATCTGGCCGCCGCCTTCATGGCCATCGGATTCCACTGCAGCGCCGCCAGCCACCCTGCGATGGGCGTCGCGAGCGCGCTGGGGTACGGCGCTGACGGCGTCACGGCAGAGCTGGTCAAATACGCCGAGTTGTGCGAGAACCTGGCCGTCGTAGGTTACGCGATCGTTGACGACTTCCCGGGCGTTTTTGTCTACGAAGTATCTGAACCCTTCGGCGCATGGTATGCCCAGGAGATCGTCGGCACGAACGCGCTGCCGACGAAGGAAGCGGCGCAGGCTGAGTTGGCGCAGCTGGCCTTTTCCTTCTTCAAGGACGCCCTTGCTGAGGCGGGGGAGCAAGCAGTGCTGTTACGGCGAGCCCTGCTCCATCACATCCAATGAGCGCCGACAAGAAGATGCCCACCGGACCGCAGGCGCTTGGGCCACAGCCGATGATGGTGATGCCTGCTCCGACGCCACTTAGCGACTTCCAACCAGCACACCCTGACACCCTCATGCTCGACTGGCTGATCCACAGCAGCGAGCATTATCTCCAACTTGCTGGCAACGATCAGCAAGGTTGGTTCTTCTGGGATCTGAGCAACGGCCTAGTCGCCCTGGGCGGCGTGCACAAGACATCGCGCCAAGCGATCGCCGAGGCGATGCAGCTGCGCCCACTGAAGGAGCGCACGTGAAAACCATCTCCGAAAAGTGCTCAAGTCCGGCGCGCGCCGCGTCACCGTCGAGATCCGGCCAGGCGAAGAGCTGATGCTCAAGCCCGATAGCGGGCAGTTCTACAAGCTGGGCTACCCCATGAACGATGACGTCATCGAAGGCCACATTCTGGCGGACATGACGCCTGTCATCTGGGACTCCCTGTCCCAAAAATGGATCGATTAATTTTCTCACCACTGAAAGGCAACATCATGCGCAAAATCTTCAACAGTCTCGGCATCCCTCTCCCACGCTTTGCGAAGGGGCCTACGAAGAAAGACTATCCACACGAAGCAGCGGCGCATGAGCGCAATGCGGCATCGGCGGCCGAGCGCCGTCAGTGGAATCGTGAAGTCTTCGCCAGGAATCGCCGCTCCTCGCCAGTACGTTAAGCAGCACTCACCGGCGCCACAGAGCGCCGGCTTTACAACATGAAGGGAGAAACCATGGCAATGTCAGATGCCAGGTATAGGTCGGTGATGAGCGGCATTACGACCGCCGCCGCCAAAATTTATGAACTTGTGCCCAAGATGGAATACTGGGACAAGGCGCAGCTGCAGCGCGAGACCATCCGGGCCAACATCAACGTGGCGCCAGACGCCTTGGCCGGCTGCCTTGACTCGCTCGTTCACTCCGGACTGGTCAAAGAAAAGCGCGGTACCTTCTGCCGCGTGCCTATCAAGCCGCCGACCGCCCGCTCGATGTCAGAGCTGAAAGATATTGTAATCACCCCCGAAGAGATCCCTATGAGCCTGCCTACACCTACCCGTCCGGCGCCGCCGATGCCGACGATCGCCCCGGCCAAGGCCGGCAATGTCGTTGACGCGCTCGGCGCGCTGGCCCAGCGCCTCAACGCCATGGCCCTGCGCCACCAAATGGAATTCCAAGAGCTGGCCAGCGAGTTGAGCGACCTTGCCATTGATGTGCAGGGCGATCTCGAAGCCAAAGACACCGGTCTGGCGCAGCTGCGCCAGCTGCAGACGCTGCTCAAGACGATCGGAGGCTGAGCATGCGCACCGTCACTATCACCAAACACTATCACGACCTCGACACCAAGAACGGAGGTCTGGCGCTGGAGCTGCCATTCGCCATGAGCCCAATCATGGAGTATAAGGCAGTGCTGGTTAAAGAGACCGACACCCAAATCATCATTGGCTATTTGGCCGATGATGAGGACTGCGGTAACCCGCTGGAAGATGACGGCTACCTGGGCCACATCTACGAAGCGCGACGCAACGGCCCGACGCTGGACGAATTCAATCATGCCGCGGCGCGTGGTGACTATGAGGGCCAAGATCCCGACCCGTTCGTCGTCATGCTCGACTATCACGAGCACGGCCAGTGCCAATACAGCCTGGCAGGAGAAGGCATGCAGTGCCGGTTCGATACTGTCAAGGGCAACGTCTGCTGGGTGCCGAGCGAATGCTTGCGCGATGATCTGGTGGATCTGCCGGCGGATGAAGCCCAGACCAAGGCGCGCGAGTATGCCAAGCAGGCGGCTGAGACGTACACAAACTGGCGCAACGGCGAGTGCTACGGCGTCGTGACAGCGATCTACGATCTGGACGGAGATCTGCAGAGTCAAGACGACTGCTGGGGCTTTATTGGCGCCGACTACGCCTACAACTCCCTCAAATCTGACTACTTTCCCTCGGAGGAATAATGGTACATGAAGACTTCGCACCACCAAGCCTGCGCCAGGCATACGTCAACAACGCGATGATGCCGGGCTTTGCCGAGGCCCAGGAGGCGTTCAGTGCGGCACTGTGCAATCTGCTCAGCCTGGGCGTCATTGTGACCCTGGAGACGGTTCCTGTGCCTCCCCTGGCCATGGGCAACTACATCGTGCGGGCCACGTACCGCAAATCGAATGCAATTTACCGAGGCAAGCGGAAATGAACGACTATCCAAAAGTCGCGATCACCGCGCTGGTGGTGCGCAACGGCAGCGATCACACCGTAGTGTCTCCCGTCCATGACGAAGGCACTGACATGCGAGCCGAGTACCTCGCCAAGCACTGCACCTTGGCCGAAGCCATTACTGCAGTGTCGGAGCTTTACTACGGCAGCAAGGACATTGACCGGCTGCTCGGCCGCATGGTGCGGCAGTATTATGAGGGCGCCTTCCAGTTGGACGGTTACGCCGGCAGCCTGCCCTCGATCGGCAACATCAGCGTCTCTGTTGAGACCAAACTTTTAGACTGGACATGACATGCGAGCATCCGACAAATTCAACCACGACTACTCCACCACCGAGTGGGAGATCAAGGTCGACGGCCTGGCCAACTACGGCTACTGGGAGCACAAAGAGACAGGGCAAGGTGGCCAGATCTGGTTTGCGCCAGCGGCGCCGCGCGCCGGCGAGATGACGGCAGGCGACGCTGTGCCGGCCGAAGTCGTCGAGATCCTGCTCGCCGCCGACTATGTCATCGACACGCCCTTCCGCGGTCCGGCCTGGCCCAAGCCTGTCATCGAGCGGAGGAAACGCTAATGCGCCACCTAGCCGAGCTGTACAACCTATGGGACGTCCTGAGCGACGTGCCAGTGCTCATACAGGCGGACTACACCTTGGTTTTGGATGAGTCTTTCGAGCATTTTCCAATCGGTACGCCGCTTGGAACAGTGTGGCACTGGTTTGAGGGCCAGCACCCGAAATTTTGTGTGGACGATGTTCAACGTGATCACCGGAGGGGCGGTTAATGAGCGAGATCACATTAAAGCTGCAGCGCAAGATGGGCCGCGGCTGCGAGCGGTTTCTCTCGCGCGACGAGGTCAAGCAGCTTCACCGGCAGGGCGTCCGCGCCAATCGTAATGAGGACTGGCAACTGTGCACGAACGACGAAGGCGTCTACAGCTTGCGCTACGCGACGAAGAAATCAACTTTTACCTGGGCCGTGGAGGCGTTATGACCAACTTCGTGACAGTCGAGGTACCTTGCATCTCCATACGGCACCTGTCCCACTGGACGCGCACTGCGCTCGCCGGCCAGGTGTATGACTCGGCAGTGGCCTATGTCTCGGAAGACGACGCGGAGCATATTTTTGTGCGCGCGCTGGCCGACCGGGACGACGCCTCTCGAGACCTTGCCGCGGTGCTGGCCTGGGCCGACAAACATGCCAAGTTTGGCTGGATCTTACTCGCTGTCGACGGCGACGTTCAACCTGATTTATCTATCTATTAAGGAGCAACACATGGGCTGCGATATTCACATCTACCGCGAGAAACTGATCAATGGCGTCTGGGTATCAGCGGACGAGTGGGCGGACGAGTACGACGAAGGCGTCATGACCGTGCCGTACGAAAAGTCCGCCTACAGCGGCCGCAATTACGAGCTTTTCGGCTTCCTGGCCGAAGGCGTGCGCCGCGACATCCCTGGCGCGTTTGAGCAGCGCGGCACGCCGGACGACGCCTCACCTGAAGTGGCAGAGCTCGTTGATCGTTGGAACGGTGACGGGCACAGCCACAGCTGGCTTGGCCTGGCGGAGCTGATCGAAGCCAACGAAAACCTGAAGACGCAGACGACGCCCATCAGCGGCATGATGGAGCGCGAACAGTGGGACAAGCTGCAGGCCTCGATCGCCACCGGCGAGCCGGACTGGGACCTGCTGTATCCGTATTCTCAAGGGGTATATGGTGCGGGCGCTGACAAGTATGTCGAGTTCGAAGTGCAAGTGCCAGCGACGTTCGCCTTCGGCGACGGCCTGCAGCACATCATCGACTCGTTCGCCGGCATCGACGGCGACGACCATCGCATCGTATTTTTCTTCGACAACTAAGGAGCCGACATGGGTGCTGAATACAATTTTGAGAAGCTGAAAGCCACGACCAAGGAAGCGGCGCTCGTCGAAGGCGCGAAGATGATCGACCAAGCGGCCTGGGAACGTGGCCACGGCGGCTACACCGGCAGTTGGGCTGAGTGTACCGGGGTCAGCTTTGTGACTTGTCCGGCTGGCGTCAACGACATTCAAGAATGGCTGGACGAGACCGCTGAAAAATGGGGCCCGATGGTCATCACCGAATTTAACGGCGCATTTTATGCTGGCGCCATCTGCTCTTGCTGAGGAACTGACATGAAACTTGACAACTTCATCGCCAGTCTGCGCAACCTGCAAGCCCAAGGGCACGGCAACAAGGAAGTCTTCTACCGCCACGGCGGCAGCGGCGACTGCGGCCCACTCGGCTACCCACGCGTCACCGACGAAGTGTCGAGTGACACCGGCCCGTTCGACCTGCCTGACGGCGCCGAGTACATCAGCATCTACGCGGGGAGCTGATATGGAAAACCTCGACAACGACGAGCTGCGTCGTGAAAAGCGTCGTGAGCAGTTCCAAAAGATTGCAGCCTATGCCCAGGCAGTCTATTGCGATGGCAGCAATGACGATATTGAGCTGGAGGACGACCCGGTGCGCGACGTCACGCCTGACGGCGCCTGGGTTGCGGCGCGTCTGTGGGTGCCGGCCAGCGCTTATGAGGAGGACGAAAATGGCTGACGCCTCGCTGGTCAATGACTCGTGGGCATACTATCGCGACAAATACTACTCGCGGATATTTGCGCTCGAAGAGCAGTATCCAAACCTGGTGAAGAAGACACCAGAGCTGCAATTTGCGGTCTGCCAGATCAAGGCGGCCGAGGCCCTGATCGACAAGGTCATGGATGACCTGGAGCAGGAGGCACGTACCGATGATACCGATTGACCGGCTATACGCCACCATGCAGCGCGATGTCACGGCTTCCGTGAAGATCGGCAACCTGCAGCGGCTGGCGACCATCAGCGGGATCTCGCCAATCCGGTTAGAGCAGATCGCCAGCGGCAACGACATCACCATGGACGAGTATCTCGCCCTCAACGCTGTGAGGAACCTGCAATGAATTTCCCACCACCGTATCAACAAGGGCACCGCAAGCCCTACGAGATCTACGACTGCCACGAGAACGGCCCGGCGCTGATCGCAACCTGCGTCCGAGAGAAGGATGCCAAGTTTATCGTCAAGGTCTGCAATCACTACGACGAGCTGCTCTCGCTGCGCAATGCGGTGACAGATTTTCTGCGCGCCCAGGTCGACGAGAAGAACTCGTACTCGCAGATCATCGCGCCTGTCATCAACGCCTGGGAAGAAGTGAGGGACCTGAAATGAAAATCGAAGACATCGACGACTTCACGCGGCACTACCTGATCGCCGCGCTCTGGTCCAGCACCACCGGCGAGGACGGCGATGAGCCGCTGGACCAGAACCACGGCCTGGAAGACATCGCGCCCGAGACAGTGCAGGAAGCCTACATTGACTGCCAGCGCTTCCGGGCTGCGGCCGGCGCGATGCTGCATCAAGCATTCCAGTTTTATGACAACAACGGCAACAGCTTCCACCCTGACGCCGGCAGCGCTGACGCCTGCGCTGGCCACGACTTCTGGCTCGATCGTAATCGGCATGGGGTTGGATTTAGTGATCGCGGCATGGCCAAAGACCTGGGCCGGCAGCTCTCGGCCACCGCGCAGATTTTTCGTGAACTGTGCTTTTACGTGGGAGACGACGGCAAGATCTATAGCATGTAAGACGCGATATTGCCATGGTACACTGGGAGCTTTAAGGAGACCTATATGACTCTTAGCGCAGTTATTAAACCCGGCACAGTGTTCACCGACTGGACGTACCTCGAAGAGGCCGGCTCTACCAACCAACAGCGGTATGGCTTGTGTCGCTGTGTTTGCGGCATCGAGCGCCGGGTATTGAAGCGCATGCTGTTGAATGGAAAGACCGCAGGGTGCGGCTGTCGGCGCAATCTGGAGACGAAAGCGCGGCTCACCAAGCACGGCGAGGCAGGCTCCGAGCTCCACCAGCTGTGGAAGCGGCTTAATACCAGGTGTTATAACACGAGGCACCCCGATTACCCGGCCTGGGGCGGCCGCGGCATCCAGGTGGCCCAGGAATGGCGTAATGATTACGCCGCATTTGCGGCTTATGTCCGAGCGAATCTTGGCGAGCGGCCTGGGCCGGGCTGGTCGCTGGATCGCCAGGAGAACGACAAGGGTTATGCGCCCGGCAATATCCGATGGGCGACGCAAGAGACGCAGTCGAACAATACGCGAGCTAATCGCATCATCACTTATGGCGGCCTAACCATGGGACTGCCTGCCTGGGCCATTGAAACTGGCATCAATTATTCGACTCTACATACTCGCCTTTATCGTAAGGGCTGGTCAGTGGAGCGCGCACTTACCTCTGGAGTCAAAAAATGACTGACTACTCAAACGCGCCCGGCTACTACGCCGTGAAGATGCGCCACGACGACGGCGAGATCACGATCTACACGTTTTCGATGAGCGCGGCTGCCGCGCGATCTCTGGTGCTCCGCGCAGAGCGCGCGCCAGACAGCGCAGTGCTGGAAGTGCGCCGCGAGCCACCGTCGTATCAAGTTCAGCCAGAACTTGCTGAGCAGGTCACAGCCCTGGGCTACGTCATCGCCGGCTCGAAAGAGAGCGATGACTGTTTCATCTTTTCAGCGACCTACTGGGAAGAAGACAGCGGCGACTTCGACACCGCAACCGAAGCGGCCGAATTTCTGATAAAGGCGAAATCATGACTGCAAGAACGTAAAGTCCTGAACCAAAAATAACCCACCACGAAAGAAAATCATGACAATCACCAACACCGCCCACCAGCACCAAGACGTCGAATACGACCAATACATCAACGCCATTAACGCCCGCATCGCGGCGACGCCGGGCCCGATCTTCCTCACCGACGCCGATCCGGGCGAGATGTGGCGTCTGTATCTCGACAGCTTCCCACCGGACGATCGCCAGTTCCACAACTGCAGCTGCTGCCGCGACTTCATCAAGCGCTTCGGCGGCCTGGCCACGGTGAACGATAGCGGCCAGCTGATCTCGCTGGCCTGGGACGAGCAGGAAGCGCCGATGCGCTATAAGTATGCCGCCGGTGCCCTGCAGCGTCTGGTCCGCAAGGCTAAAATTATTCAACCGTTCCTCTCGGCCGAAAAGATTCTGGGCCACCCTGAAGCAGGCGGTTGGCATCACTTCGCCATCCTGAACCGCAACGTGTTCGGCCAGCGCGGCCTGACGCCATACCAGGCGATGGCGTCTAAGCGCGAAGACTTCAAGAACCTGATGGTGGCTCTGAACGAATTCAATTCGGTGCATGTCAACGCACTGCTGACGCTGGCGCAAGCGGAAGTCTTTTCAGGCAGCGAGAAGGTTGTGGGCCAACTGCAGCTCCTTGCGCAATTGCACGATCTGCGCCAGCCCTCCGCCCGCAGCCACGGCTTGCTGTGGCGCGCCATCGCCCAGGCGCCGGACGGCTTCTGCCACCCGCGATCAAGCCTGATCGGCCCGATGCTCGAAGGCCTGGCTGCCGGCGAATCGTTCGCCACCATCGAGCGCAAATTCAAGGCCATGACGCATCCGCTGCAGTATCAGCGGCCACAGGCGGCGCCGACCGCCGGTGCAATCGCTCAAGCGGAGAAGCAGTTTGCCGCTTCCGGCCTGGCGCCGGCACTGCAGCGCCGCTTTGCCACGATCGACGACGTCCAGGTCAAGCTGTGGGAGCCGCAGCCAGCGCCGATCCTGGAAGGTGGGAGCGTCTTCGGTCACTTGAAAGCGAAGGGGGCGGCCGACATCGCGCCGCTGGCCGCGCCAGCCAAGACCATTACGTTCGAGAAGTTCCGTCGCACTGTACTGCCGACTGCTGAGCGTATCCAGTACCGCGTGTCGAATCTGCGGGCAAATTACACGGCGCTGACGGCGGCGGTAGATCCTTCGGCGCCGGCGATCCTGCAGTGGGACGACGAGAAAGCGCGCAATACAGTCGCCTGGTACCTCTATCACGGCGGCTCGGTTCCGTCGCAATGGAACCTGACGCCTGGTGACCTGGTGGACGTGACGGCGGTGACGCTGGCGCCTCACAAGTGGGCAGATGAAGAGGCGTTCTCCCATCAGTCCAACGGTGTGCTGTTCATCCTGAAAGGCGCTCGCGACACCCGCAAGGGCCAGGGCAACGCTCTGTTCCCTTCCACGCTCAAGTCGGACTTGCACGGCATGCGCTCTGTGATCGAGGCATACAGCAAGTCGGCGGTCCTGCAAGGCCAGGCAGATGCCAGCGCCTGCGGCATCTTGTTTCAGTCAACGCCAGTCGATGTGATTGTGACGACTGGCGGCCAGCGCCTGACCTATCACATCGATCGGATGGACTGACATGACAACAACAACACCTTTCGTCACCGAAAACTGGGACGTCACCGTCTGGGTCAAGGTGCAGGACCCTGAAGAGCTGTACGAGGCCGCGGCAGGTCATCCTGACTGCTGTGATGCGGCCGAACTGAAGGATGTTGACGGCAACGTCGACATCGGCGCCTGCCTGCGCATGCTGATCGACCCGGGTAGCCTGCCAGGCTGCAAGGTAGTCGACAGCGGCGCGGAATGGGTGCCGCCACTTGATGGAGAATAGTATGAACGTGCACCTGTCACGTGTTTCAGGTAACGCCAAGACCGGGCCGATCCCGGTCTCGACGTCTTCTCAAACAACCTGCCCTCCCAACTGCGCATTCAAGGGCAACGGCTGCTACGCCGAAAACTTCCCCATGTCGATGCACTGGCGCGCGGTCACCGCCGGCGAGCGGGGCGTCGCCTGGGCAGAGTTCCTGGACGAGGTCGGTCGGTTCCGCAAGGGTCAGCTCTGGCGGCACAACCAGGCAGGCGACCTAGCCGGCTTGGGTAACGTCATCGACGCGCCGGCGCTCAAGCAGCTGGTCAAGGCGAACAAGGGCAAGCGGGGGTTCACCTATACCCACTACCCTGCCACGCCGCGCAATCTCAAGGCTCTGCGCCACGCCAACGACAACGGCTTCACGATCAACCTCAGCACCGACAGCCTGACCGAAGCCGACGCGCTGTACGGTCAGGGCGTGCCGCTGGTGACGATCGTGCCTCCGGGCTGGCGCGGTCTGCGCTCGCCCGCCGGCCATCCGGTGACAGTGTGCCCGGCACAGCTCATGCCCGACATGAGCTGCGACACCTGTCAGCTTTGCCAACGTAGCGGCCGCCGCGCCATCGTCGCCTTCGAGGCGCATGGCGGGCGCCGCAAAACCATCATCAAAATCAACCAGGAAAAATCATGAGCACACCTGACTACACCTGCCCGCAGTGCGGCGGCCATCGCTTCGACGTTGAAGTCAAGCAGATCGCCACCGTCCTTTTTCTGTCAGATGGCGACCACCAGACTGACTCGTCGGAAGGCGATCTCGAATGGGACGGCGACTCGGATGCCACTTGCTGTGGCTGCGGCTACCGCGCGCCACTGGGAGCGATGGAATGACCACCCGCACCCTTCCCATGTCGCAGCGCCGCTACCGCAAGGAAGGCGGCTGCCGCTGCCCTTTCTGTGATAGCGAGAACCTGTCGCAAGGCTTTGTCGAGATCGACGCGCAGCAAGCCACGCAGGAAGCGAACTGCGATGACTGCGGCAAGGAGTGGACCGACACCTACCAGCTTTCTGGTTACCAGGAGAGACCATGATCACCAATCAAGACCCCGACACCGGCGTCCGGTACACACTGTACCGCGCCGACGCCTTCGACCCAGAGCTGCTGGACGACTTGCTCTACATGCACGGCAAGGACCTGTCGTACGCCGAGGCGCTCGAGCAGGAAATCGCAGAGCAGCGTTCTGCCTGGGAAGACGAGTGCGAGAGCAAGGCGGTCGCCGCGCAGGAAGCCGGTACCGACCTGGTGCTGGACGACTTCGAGCTGTGTCTCGACAGCTTCGATCCGCAGATTGAGCAGCCGATCCACGAAGGGGATTATCAAAACATCCACTACCGCACGACCTGGCTCGGCGGCGCGCTGCACATCTGGATCTTCCGCAGCCCGATCGTCGGGCACTTCGCCCTGTGCAGCCCCTGCGCTCCCGGCGCCTGCAACGGCGACCAGCGCACCAGCCTCGTTGACGGGCACATGGGCTATGACGTGTACCCGAACTGGATGGCCCGCGAACCAGGCGCGCCGCGCGACTTCGCCGACTACCTGAGCCGCTTTGAGTAGTCAAACTTTCTACGAATGACAAAGAATGCTTGACCGCCACTAGAATAGCTGGCTAAATCGTGTATCCCAACCGCATGAAAGTTCAAAAATGTTACCTCCCGGATCACCCGCAATACAGCTCGACGCATTCGTGCCTCGGCCCTGCACCTCCATCCCTCGGGCCCCAGGCACTGTCGTCACCGACGTAGTGTTTGAAGGTCTGATTCCTGAGACACAGACCAACGTGAACTTCACCTTCGGCCAGCCCTTCGTGGAAGGCCAGATGACTCCGAACTGCGACCTGGTCGGCCGTATCGGCATGCTGGAGATCCCGCTGCAGGTCGAGCACCTGTCGACGCACCGGGACGGCTCTGTGCGCCACAGCGCGATCTCCGGCACCTTGCCGACACTGGCCGCCGGCGACACGTCAATGCAGCTGGTGCGGGCAATTCGCAAGCAGCGCGATCTGGAGCCGGCACAGCGTATTGAGGCGCCTGTGAAGATCCGGGTGAACCTTGGTGGCACCTGGTACTACCCTGAAGCGACACCGACACCCCGACTCAGCCATCACGGCCAAATCATGACGGAGTGGCGCGACCTGCAGACGCTCCGGACCGCTGAAGGGGTAGCTCACCCCAAGCTCAAAGCGCAGCTCTCCTTGCGCCGCTACAGCAACGGGCAGATCCGCTCTGACGTCGTGCTGGAGCATTGCGATCCGTTCGCAGATTACCTCGATGTGGCGTTTGACATGGAAGTCCGTGACCTGCTTGACCAGGTGCTGTTGAACTGGCCAGCGCAAATCTGGGCGCGCGGCGAGCGCCACCATGAACTGTTCTGGACCGGCACGACACCGCAGGTGCACATCAAGCACAACATTCCGTACCTGATCAGCACGCTGCAGGTACAGTCGGCCGACCAGAGCGTCACGATCAATGAGGCGTATCTGGCAAGCCTTGCCAAGGACCTGACCACCAAGAACTTTGGCCCGGGCGGCTTTGGGCGTTTCAACCCGTCCATGCCGACAGCTGGCGGCCGCAGCGAGATCGCTGTCATGCCGGACTCGTATGCCACCGCGCTGGTGACGATGGACAAGCGCCCACACCGCGTGATGATGAAGTCGGCCGACAGCTCTGGCTCCTGGCCGATCCACTTCCGCGATCCGAGCAACGGCCCCGCTGGCGGTCATCCGATCGACGTCTTCCACTGGCCCGCGCTCACGATGATCGGCAACACCAGTGTGAAGAACCCGCTCACCGGTATGCTGGAGAAAATCTCGGAGCGGCCTAGCACGTACAAGAGCGCCAACATCGGCCAGCCGGACGTCGCGCACCAAGCAGCATTTGCTTACCTGCCGTGGCTGCTCTCCGCCGACCAGTATTATCTGGACGAGATGCACTTCTGGAATAACTACAACTCGTTCAGCAACAACCCGGCTTACCGCGGCATGCACAAGGCGCTGGTACACCGCAATCAGGTTCGCGGCCAGGCTTGGGCCTTCCGCAGCTTGGCGCAGACCGCAGCCCTCACCCCGGACAACCACCACCTCAAGGCGGCGCTGAGCTACCAGTTCGACCAGAACGTTCAGTATTATCTGGCGCGCTACGTCGACAAGACGATCACCTATGAAGGTCTGCCGCTGCCGGCGCCGGACAAGCAGACCCGCCTCGACAAGGTCAACGACTTGGGCTACCTGAGCGATGGCTATGCGTGCAACTACGCGATGCCGAGCCTTCCCGGCTTCCCTGCTGGCACCGACGCAACGGTAGGCATGGCACCTTGGCAAAATGACTTCACGGCGGTTGCGTGGTGGCATGGCTATGAGCTCACTGGGCACCCTGGCGCGCGCCGCTTCCTCGAGTGGCTATCTCGCTTCGTCATGCTGCGCATGGCTGGGCCAGGCGCCTGCTGGATTGACGCCTGTGTCTCGGTTCTGCGCGTGCGCGACAGTGCGACCTCGCCACTGTACGCCGACTATGCTGAATGCCTGCGCAAGACGGTCGGACAGGAGACTTTCGACCTGCCCTGCAACAGCCCTGAACGCTTGGCTCGTATCAATATCGGTCGGCAGTCGTATGCTTTGCTCGGCTTGAGCGAGATGTATAACTACCCGACGGAAACGACCGGCTATGCTGCGCAGATGCAGGGTGCGCTGGCCGCGGCCGTCTCTATCGGCTACCCTGGCGCGCTGGATTCCTGGAAGGTATATCAGAGCCGGAACAAGAAGCAGTTTTACGGCAATGGTCCACAGTTCGCCCTGGCGCCGCGTCCGGAAATGCTGGTCGAGCCTCCACCACCGGTCGAGCCTCCGCCACCGCCGCCTCCGGTCGAGCCGCCTCCGGTTGTCGTGGAGCCACCTCCACCTCCACCGCCGCCTCCGGTCGAGCCTCCGCCTCCGCCTCCGCCGGTCGAGCCGCCTCCGCCTCCTCCACCGGTAGAGCCACCGCCTCCGCCGCCTCCGCCAGTGGTTGTGGAGCCGCCTCCGGTCGAGCCTCCGCCACCACCTCCTCCGGTGGTTGTAGATCCGCCGCCGGTCGTCACGCCGCCGCCGGTTCCGCCGGTTCCGCCTCGCACTGGCGGCACTGTCACGCTCACCAGTCAGTTCCTGATTCCCGGAGCACGCTACGGGATCTTCGCGGCGCCGCCAGGCGGCATGCCGATCTGGATTGACGTCGTGGTAGCAGAGTAATCAACAAGGCCTTCGGGCCTTGTTTCTTTGCGGCAGTTGACATCAGGCAGTTACTGCATTAGAGTCCGCTATCGGCCTAGTAACCCGATACCTGAAAATGTTCTGCAGTTCTTTCTGGCTTCCGGCCTGTGTTTTATGGCTACGTCTCGCTCATTTTCCGGGTACGAATCCTGTCGGCCTTACTACCCGACGACAGGCCGGAAGCCAGAAAGAACTATCTTGAAAAAATTAACCTTAGAAGCGGTCCAGGCCCTAGGCCCGGGGGAAAAGACTTGCACACGCTGCGGCCGCTGTTTTGCCTTGGCGGCTTTCTACGTAAAGAAAGGCGACCTTCGGCAGTCTCGTTGCAAATTGTGTTATTACGAGACCACTGAAACCTATCGCCTCTGCCCTGACGTCCGTGCGGCCCGCGCGAAGCGTATTAGTCGATATCGGCGAGAAGTTCGATATGGTCTGACTGAGTCGGACTATGAAAAAATGCTCACGGCGCAGCAGCATCGATGCGGTATTTGTGATCAACCTGAAACCAAAGTGAGCAAGGGAATTCTTTACCGCCTCTCTGTGGATCATGACCACACCACCGGACGAAATCGAATGCTGCTCTGCCACAAGTGCAACAGGGCCCTGGGCAATCTCCAAGAGAGTCCAGAACTTTTACGCAAAGCCGCGCAATACATAGAACACTTCCGCCAAATGTCGGGACCGTGTCAGTCCGATCGACGCAAAGCTGAGCATCCCTACCAACCAAAAGGAGCAGCCCGTGTACCTCAAGGAAATTCATGACCTGATTCAGCGTGGAGCGCTGTTTGTTATTAATCACAGCGGAGGCAAGGATTCGCAAGCGACTTATCTGCATGTGAAGACTATCGTACCCCAGGCGCAGCTGGTCCTGGTGCACGCTGACCTGGGCGATGTGGAGTGGGAAGGCGCCAAGGAGCACATCACCGCCACGACGGACGGCGAACCCTTGCATGTGTGCCGCTCCCGCCGCGGCCTGCTGCAGATGATTGAAGAGCGTGGCATGTTCCCTTCGCCGTCGCAGCGCCAGTGCACCAGCGACTTGAAGCGAGGCCCGATCGAGCGAACGATTCGCCGCCTGGTCGAGGATCGCACCGCACAGTATCCCGGAGTGCGTACGGCGATCGAGGCCGGCGCGCGTCTGGTGGTGAACTGCATGGGCATGCGGGCCGAGGAATCTCCCGGCCGAAGCAAGCTGCAGCCGTTCAAGCTGAACAAGGGCAACAGCAAAAATCATCGCGAGTGGTACGACTGGCTGCCGATCCACGACTGGACGGCCGAGAAGGTCTTCGCCACCATCGCGGCCGCCGGCCAGGAGCCGCACCCTGTCTACGCTGCCGGCATGTCGCGCTTCTCCTGCTGCTTCTGCATCATGAGTAACAAGGCGGATCTGACGACGGCGGCGCGCCTGAACCCGGCGCTGTACCGGCGCTATGTGGAGCTCGAGCGCAGTACAGGCCAGGTCATGATGATGCCGTCGAAGAAGCACGGCCGTCAGACGCTGGAAGACATCACAGGAATTTTTATTGAGGAAGCTGCATGAAAAAACACATCGTCACAATGACCCACGTCGTCATCGCGGAGAGCGCGGACCTTGCGCTCGAAGCTGTGATTCGCCGGCCGACTGACCATCTGAATGCCGTGCAGGTCAAGCCGGAACGCAAGCAGCTGCTGCACTTCTCCGTCGAGGCGGTCAAGGACGCCGCGCTGATTGTGCGCTCTACGTCCCGCGACGATGAATAACCTGAGCATCACGATGGACTACTTCGCCGGCGTGCCAGCGAAGGAACTGGCGCAGAAGCGCGGTGTGAATCTTGCCCGTGTCTACCAGATCATCCACGCAACCTTGGCCAAGTTCAACGCCAATATCGACATGAGTAAGGAGGAAGTCGGGCTGCTTTACCAACGCTGGGCCAGTCTGCAGGAACTTCCCTGGTATGAGGAGCCGAGCACACCGGAGCAGTTTTATTGGCGTACCCTGAAAGACAATCGAAAGGAGTAAATTATGGCATTACCTAAGCCCGAACCGGGGAACTTGATACAGACCGTGCGCGTCAACGGCTTGACCTACAACCACTACAAGGCCTGTCAAGGTGCGATTGCTGTTGGCGACGCCATCAAATTGATGGCCGAGCCAAGCAACCTTCATGATCGGAACGCTGTCAAAGTTGGTTGGGGCGGCTTTCAAATTGGTTGGGTGCCTCGGGACGAAAACGCAGATATAGCCGCGCGTCTAGGCCGTGGCGAGGTACTGCTGTCAAAGGTGATTCAGCATATCCCGGCAGACAGCGTTCTGGTTATCGGTGTGTATTCGAATGATCCTCCAAGGGAAACACTGCTCTGGAGAGCTCCCGCCACGGTACTGAAGACAGGGTCGGGTGACGCGGGCCAATTGCGCATCGCCGCCTGTAACGCTCCGCCTGGCTCGGCCTTTCTCTGTGATAGCCGGCAAGGGCGCACCAGCATATCGTTGCATGCCCTTCACGAGCAAGTCGGCTATCTGCGCAAGGTTGACACGCCGGACTGGTTGACCGCCCGTATCGATGCAGGCGAGAAGATCTATGCGATCCGCGGCACGGACCACTCCGGATTCGACTTTATCTCCGGGCGGCCGGACGCTAAAGTGTATGACCTGCCCACAGTAACTGGGCGTGCACCATCAAAACCTGAAATTCAATACTTCCCACCTAAAAAGGAAAATACCATGAACATCACCAACACCGTCTCCACCACCGTCAACAACAACAAGGCCGCCGCCAAGGCTGCAGGCTATCTCGAAGCCGGCCGCATCGCCAACAACAAGCTGTCCAAGGTCGCCGGCAAGGCGCTGCCGATGATGGCGCGCGGCTATGCTGACACGCCGGCCGGCCGACTGGTGCTGGCCAACATCGCCCAGATGGCAGCGGCGCAGATGCGCCCGAACGATCCGACCTTGGCCAAGCTGACAATGGCCATGACGACCGCGGCCTACCAGGAAGTGATCCAGAACTTCGACATCGAAGGCATGCTGGACAACCTGCTCGACTCGAATGAGATCAAGCGCGCGCTGTCGAAGTTGCAGGACGACGACAGTGAAAAGTCTGGCGCCAACGGCCGCACTGGCAAGGACGACTGATATGTACACGATCCGCGACAACCTGTTGCGGGCGATCGAGCTGGTCGAGGGTGAGCCCGACCGGCTTTTTTCGCTCTTCGACTTTGAACGAGAAACGACCTGCGGCACGCTGCACTGCACCCTTGGACTGATTGCCTCAGACCCGAACTTTGAAGAGCAGAACATCCGGCTGGACCGCGGCACAGTGCTTGTGGACGAGAGGCTCTTTAACTACGAGGCACTCAACAGCCGCTTCGGTCTGCGGGCTTTTGCGCGCCTGTTTGAGGCTCGTGGCCACGGCGCCTGGGACAACAAGGTGTTTGATCTTTCCGCGATGGACGACAAGGAGCTGGCGCTGTGGCGCTTGCGCCGCCAACTGATGGAGTACCCTGATGCAGAAGAGTAAAGTCGTGTACATCGACAAAGACTGGAACGGCCGCCCTTTCGCCACGGTGCGACAGGTGCTGGAGGATGCAATGCATGAGGCGGTTGGCCTGCCCTGCTTGGAGAATCGCGCAGCCAAGGGACGTCGCAAGATCCGCATTACCGTAACCGTGGAGGCCCTCGATGTGGAACCTGATCGCTAAGCTGGCCGCCCGGCCGGCAGTGGTGCGCTGGCTCAAACGCCGCGCGCTGAAAACGCCGTACCTGCACATCATGAAAGACGACGACGTCTACATGGAACGCTACTGGCTCTTCAATCCCTACCAGCTGTCGTCGGAGAAGAAGACCTGGCGGCGCCAGTGGCTGCCGTCGGCGCGCCTGCACTGGATCCGAATGCCAGACACGGACAGAGCGCCACACGATCATCCGTGGGACGCCAGGACGATCATCCTGGAAGGTGCCTACACGGAGCGACGCCTGCTTGGCTTTAGCCAAATTCATGACGAGTACACGGAATACTATGGGCGTGTTACTCGCGGCGCGGGCGAAACCGCGACGCTGAAGTTTGGCGAGTACCATTCAATCGAAACCATTTCTCCTGGAGGCGTATGGACGCTGTTCATCACCTGGAAGTACCAGGGCACGTGGGGGTTTCTGGTCGACGGCAAGAAAGTGCAGTACAAGAAATACCTGGGCCTGTAACCCGTGCCGCCTGGTACGCCAGACAGCACGGCGGCGGCTGGCGCAAAGCCAGAAAAGATTTCACTTGCCAACAAGCACTCTGTATGCGTAGAATCTGTGCCAAATCCGAATACTTTGACACAATGCAGACAACAGTCTGGCCTAAGACCAAGCGAATTTGTAGTTTTTGTGCAGCGACACCTGTTACTGCCGCCACGACAAATTTCTTGCAATCTTAGACACAGTCTGGTGAGAGATTCCGAATTGCTCGGAAATGTTTTGACAGGTGATGCCGCTTTTGCGCATCTGACAGATTTGCTCTACGTCTTCTGGTGTTAATTTACGACGTTTGGCCGGGTTGGTGCGAGCTTCACAACGACCACCCAGCATAGCGTGATCCATATTTTGTTGACGGGTAGCCCATTCGAGATTCAGATAATGGTTATTGTCTACTTTAAAGTCCTTGTGGTTCACTTCCGGCATCTCTGGCAGAGGCAGGAAGTGCTGGGCAACTAGGCGGTGAACTTTCAGAGTTTGCCGGCCTTGCGGCCCCCATAAAACGACAAACAGATAACCACGACGGCTGGGCTGCGGGTGCATCAGAACGCCCTTTACAAATCGGGGACCACCCCGACTGTGAATTCCCGTACGGTCATGGCTGCGCACTCGGCCCCAGGAGCTGACGGAATACAGGCCTTCATAAGCCTTAATAGGTACCCAGATTTCATCGATTTCCATAGCATTCCTTGAAGTTGGTGCGTACACTTTAAACGTATTTCATCAAAGGCGCAATAATGCAAATCTTAACGAAAGCGTAAAATGACTGACCAGGCAATCGACCGCGCCGCCGCGTTTCTGGCGGCTGCCCGCCTTGGTGCGACAGAATGCACCCAAGCCCAGATGGAGCACTTCCGCAAGGAGGTGCGGACTTTCATCTCGGTCTCCAACGCCATCAAGATGGCCGGCTTGTCCGGCTTTATGTCTGATGCGGTTGATTGTCTGTTGGTACGCTGTACCAGTCCAGGTTGCGACTGGGCTGGGCCGCATGAGCAACGTCTCGACGGCGCCGCCGGCGAGAACTGTCACTGCCCGGCATGCCGCGGCAGTGACTTCACACCAATTTAAGGAGATCGTATGGGATGGTGGAGCCGTATTTTTGGTCCGAGTGTCTCGGAGCAGCGCGAGCAGGATGAGAAGGCCGAGAAGCTGCGGCGCCGGCTGAAGGCTGATACGGAGCGCCAGCGCCGTGAGCCCTACTTCGCGCCACGTCCGGCCAACTCCGAAGAGCTCAACACGGCGTCGACGATGGGCCTGATGCAGGGTTCCTCCTCGACGTGGGAGCCGCCGACTCAGTCCTGGGATTCCTGCTCAAGCAGCAGCTCTTCGGCGTCGGACTCAAGTTCGAGCTATAGCAGCTCGAGCTCCTGTGACTCCGGCAGCAGCTCGAGCTCCTGTGATTCCGGAAGCTCGAGCAGCAGCTGCGACTAGCGCCGGCTCTTGATGTAGATCCGCGGTTTGTTCCTCAACGGGAGCGAGCCGCCAGCAGTGATCGTCGGGCGAGGCAGCACAGCTGCACTCGACCCGGCGATGACTACTGTTTCGGACCCTTCGGTCCAGCCGAGAGACACCAGACGCAGCGTCGGCGAGCCGATCGAAAGGCTATGCCCCTCGCTGCCCTCGATCCACGAGGAGACCAAGCGGATGCGCAACTTGAGCGCGCTGGTCTGGGACTCGCTGCCTTCAACCCAACCTGCAGACACACTGATCGCAGTGCCATTTACAGCTTGAGCTGTGACGAGCTGCGCTTCGCTGCCTTCTGTCCAGGCGGCCGAACTGCGCGCCGAGGCGCGTACGATGGCGCCATGGGTCTCGCTGCCTTCTTCCCAGTACGCGGAGACTGGCAACTTGACCTTCAGGACGGCTGCCGGCGATTCGCTGCCTTCGGTCCAAGCTGCAGCGGCGCGCGCATTCAGGCGCGTTACCGCTGCCTGGACTTCGCTGCCTTCCGTCCAGGACGAGCTGGCGCGCGCATTCAAGCGTGTCACTAAGGCGTGGCTCTCACTGCCTTCGGTCCAGTTCAGATTTGCCGTCTTCAATGTGCCGACGTTCGTGGCCAAGGCGAATGTCTCACTGCCTTCTGCCCAGGCGCTGGCCAAGGCGGCCTTCAGCTTCACCGCAGCGGCGGACGTCTCGCTGCCCTCAGTCCAGGCTGTCGTCACCACCACAGAGCTTGTGCCCACCGTCATGCTGATGGTAGCGCTACCCAGGTTGACGCCGTCCTCCCACAGCTGGTAGACCGCCGTGTAAGTGCCGTCGGCCGCGCCGGTGAAGGTCAGGCTGCCATCCTCATACGGATGGAAGTTACCCGAGGCCGGCACCGACGTGAAGTAGCCTCGATATTCCTTGTTATTGTCCGCCGGCAGCGATACCGACGCACGCAAAAATCCCTGGCCGTTGGTGCCCGAGTTGGCCAAGTCGGCCCCGCGGACGCCCAGACCTGGGACGCCTACAACGAAAGCCCCCGAAACGAGAGGGACGTCTACGCGAAAGCTCATAGGTTCACCGCCGTCAAACGACCTACACCACCATTACCGTTGCTGTCTTCCAGCACCAGGCGGTACTCGGTGCCTGGCGTCATCTGGTCGCTCTGCAGAATCAGGTTACCGGCGCCGTTGACCACCTTGCCAGTGAGACGCACCACCAAGGCGCCGGTCGCCACTTGCGAGATGATCGCAGTAAAAGACTCGCCCACGCGGCGGTACCCGTTGTTCAGGGAGACGCCCAACACCGTCAAGGTGGGCAGCGGGATCGTGACGTTACCGTTCACTGCTACCGGCGAGGTGCCTTCGGTCCAGCCGGCGCTGCCTGTGATTGAGGTGATTGTGATGTTGCCGGTAACAGACACCTGCGAGCTGCCTTCGGTCCAGCCAAGCGTGCCGACTGGTGGTACCACCGCGTTGTACTCGTGCGCGCCGACGTCATAAGACCCGCCGGCCGGACGGGCCGTGCCCAGGATGTCGGTCGAAGCGTATGTTGCGTCGGTCACGCCGGCGTTGATCAGCGCCGAGGTCGACTTCAAGCGTGCGTCGTGCGTGCCGGAAGTGACGTTCTCGAACGTCGCTGTCGACATTGGCACCGTCGTGTAGTTGGTCGCGGTGGCGCTGGAATAGCAGTTCGTCTTTGTCGCAACAACGGTGCCGTCTTCGACCGCGGTCACACCGCCGACATAGATATTTTTGAATACCGCTGCCACATATTGCGTCAGGATGCCGGTGGTCAGCGTCACGCCGCCCAGCGCCAGGAACGTGCAATTGTGCACGTTCACGTTGTACTGGAACAGCGCCAGAACAGCCGCCGCGTCAGCCTTGTGGTTGATAACGACGCAGTTGCTCACGACGCTGCCGGCGTTGGCCACCCGGAGCGAGCCTTTCAGCGATGTCGAAATGGCGTTCGACTCGATGATGCACTTGTCGATATATTGCGGATTGCCAACCGTGGCATTGCATACCAGTGCTGGCGGCGCATTGACCGTCGTGTTGGTGTTGCGGATCATAAACTTGCTGAACCGCGTATGCGCTTGCTGCGACTGAATCGTAATGGCTGTACCCGACGCCGTGATGCAGGCGCCGACGCTGGAGTTGTAGCGCAACGGATTCGTCGCCTTGTTGGCGTGGTCCAGGAAGCTGCAACCCGCCGCCGTAGTCAGCTCAATGTAGCAGCTGGCACTCGTCGTCTTGCCGGTGATGTTCAGGGCAGCTGCGACCGTATGTTCCTGGTTCAGCAGCAAGCCACGATGAATCTCGTCGGGTGTCACCAGGTTGGCAGGAATAGAGGCATACCACAGCGCAATGGTGGAGTAATCCCCACCCGTACCGATAGTGCGTTCAATTAATGTGGCCATGCTGTCCTCTTATACTGGGAATGAAACGGCAACCCAGGTGTTGGCGGCTGGGATCGTCACCAGCTTCGCCGTCACGGCCGTCTTAAATACGTCGCTGATGGGCTCAACCTTGACCGTGCAAGCTGCCGCGATACTGGTCACCTCACAGGACCAGCTGCTTGCCGTCTCGACCACGTTACGAAAACTCAAATTCAGGTTGATGCCGCCGACCAGATCGACTGTTGGATCGTTGTCAAGCGAGTGCTCCGTGAAGAGTGGGTAACCCTTGCCGATCTCGAAGGTGCCGAGTGGATAGCTGGCCGTGATCTGCGAAGGGATCGACCCGACGGTGTGATCGCCATTGTTCCAGGCGAAGGCAAAGCCGCGCTTCGCCGCGCGCATTGCCGCTACACCGTCCAACTGATCCTGCCACAGCGCAAAGCCATCGTTGCGTCCGCAGTTCCAGCCGATCCAAGGGATCTTGTTGGCTGTGTTGGCCACATAATCGACCAGGTTCATGAAGGTCGACGACAGCCCGCCGCCATCGTCACTCGACAAGGTCGGCGCGGCCGCCAGGTCGACGCTGATAAAGCTGCCGGTGTAGGGGGCGACCCAGATCTTGCCGGTTACGCTGCCGTGCTTCCAGCGCGGGCGGTCCGGATAAAGCGCGGCGAACCACTCTGGGCGGCGAACGCCCAAGGTCATCGTGCCCCAGCCGCCCATCGAGCCGCCGGTGACGCAAGTCTTTTTCCAGTTCACGTTGGGCACGTTCGGCACGCCGTTGGTGCTCGAGCTTGCCCACAGGTACATCGCCTCCAGGCGCCGCAATTTGAAGAAACGCGCCTTGGCACCAGGAATACCGGTCACAGCCGGCACGTTACTGAAGCCCAGCCACATCGCTTCCCGGTTCACGCCGCTGACCAGCTGGTAATCGACTGGGCGAATAGACATCGTGGTGGTGGTGATGCGCGCGGTGGAGAAGATGAATTCCGTGTGTGGGCCGTAAGCCAGCGCGCCAGAGCACTGGGCGCGGAACTGCCGCCCCGAGCCCATCAAGTTGCCGCCACCGCTGCTGCCGTGCATGCTGATCAGCAGCGTCTGATTGGCAGTCGTGTAAGGAATGCCAGCATCCTCCGACACCATGGCGACGGAGTTGAACGTAGGCTCGTAGCGCCGCCCGGCGTTCACACTCCCGCCGCTATCAACGCTGTAGCCGATACCGACGGGCGAGGCCATATTACGCGTCAGCGGCGGTGATGGTCCAGCTGGTGATGCTCACGGCGACGCCGGTCGAGATCGACAGCGTGTTCAGATTCACCTGGGCGCCGGACGTGCCGACGGTCAAGTCCATCACCGCGGTCGAGCCGTCAGCCTTGGTCACGCGTGCCCAGCCGGCAGTGCCAGTGGCAACGCCAGTGGTGTCAGCTGGCAGTGTTGGCGACTGCACGCCACCGGAAGCGGCAGGGGCGAAAGGCGAGCCCAGCGTGAAGCTGGCGAGCAGCGTGCCTTCGGCGTTGTTCGTGCCGGCCGAGTCGGTGCCGGAGTAGATCTCAAGCTTGCCGGCATTGCCAACAATGGTGGTATTCGCGTCAAGTTTTGCGTTGCGCAGTTCGGTGCTGTAAGCCATGTCATGCCTCTATCTGATGAGTTAAGCGCCGCAGAATTGCTGCGCGGAATCTGGGAAGATTCTGGCATGCTTCTTGCCTTCAGTCAACGAAGAACTTGACCCATGGAAAGGACAAATGTAGTCTGTAACGCCGAAAAGGAGACAGCTGACCTCGAATGAATTGACAAATCTCAAAAGTTTGACTACCCTAAGCGACACCATCTCACCTCGAAAGTTCCTCAAAATGTGGCATAAAAATGCAACCGTGTTTGGCATCCGCGCCAAGCAGCTCAACCTCTCGCTCATCTCCAGCAACACCTTCTCCCCTTGCGGTACCGCAGACTTGGCCTCCTCCGGCTGGGCGCCTGTCTTTGAAGGCGTGCCGCACTATCAGCACGGCATGCAGGTACTGCTGCACTTCATGCAAGAAAAGAAACACATTCCCAAGTCGGCCGTCGAGGTGGTGCTCGCCGAAAAGGTGGCAGCTCTGGAGGAGTCGCAGGGCTTTGCGCCGGGCAAGAAGGCGATGAAAGAGCTGCGTGAGCGCGTCGTGGACGAGCTGCTGCCGCGCGCTCTGGCCACGCGTCGCCAGACTCGCGTCTGGTTGGATATGCAGAACGGCATGGTGGTGATCGACTCAACGTCGCAGCCGGTGATTGACGAAATTACGAAAACCTTGGTCCGGCAGTTCGAGCACCTAGGCCTGGGAGACTTCGACCTGCCCGGCGCCAAGGTCGTTACCAGCTGGCTGATCGAAGAGCCGGCCGACTTTACGCTGGACGACGAAGTGACGCTGCAGTATCCGGGCGCCAGCGGCAAGCTCGTCAAGTACACCAAGGCCAATCTGAGCGAAGACGACGTCCAGCGCCACGTGCAGATGGCCAACGCCAGCGTCGAATCGATGGCCATGACGTATGCCGGCCGCCTGTCGTTTGTGCTGTCGAGCAGCGGCCATCTGCGGCGCATCAAGGCGCTTGACGTGCTGAAGGAAAGCCTCTCCAGCGCCAAAAATGCCGACGCCTTCCAGTCCGACTTCGCCCTGATGACGCTCGAGATGCAGGGTCTGCTCAAGGCGCTGCAGGCGGCTGCGTAATGCAGCCGCTGGCCTACTACAACGAGCACGACCCGGAGGCGGCAGCCATTCTCCGGGAGCTGATTAAACAAGGTCTCATCGCGCCAGGCGTGGTGGACGAAAGGAGCATCCTCGATGTCCGACCCCAAGATCTCCTTGGATTTACTCAATGCCATTTCTTTGCGGGAGTCGGCATTTGGTCGCTCGCCCTGCGACGCGCCGGCGTACCCGATTCCGCCCGGGTCTGGACTGGATCCTGCCCATGCCAGCCTTTCAGCTCGTCAGGCGCAGGAGGAGGGTTTGCTGACGAGCGGCACCTGTGGCCTTATCTCCATTGGCTCATCCGCTTCGGCCGCCCTGATGTCTTCTTTGGTGAGCAGTCTGCAAGCCCAGCAGGCCTTGCTTGGCTCGACCTTGTACTCACTGACCTGGAAGGTGAAGGTTACGCCGCAGGGGCGACAGATACATGCTCTGCGGGCTGGGGTGCGCCGCACATCCGACAACGGCTGTACCTCGTGGGTCACACCCGCGGCGCGCGACTGGAAAGACACTCCTGGCATGAGCCTCGCTCGGGTCCGTTCCGACCGCGAGACATCGGGCCGGACGGATCAGCTGGCGCGCCAGGCGTATTTGGCGGGCTGGCCGACGGCCACAGCCTGCGACTCGAATCGCCATCCGGCGGTGAACTTCGCGCCGACGCCGAACATGACGCTCAACCATGCGGCCGTACTGGCGGGCTGGCCGACGCCAACCGCCAGCCTGGGCGTGAAGGGTGTGAATCCGGATCCGGAAGCGATCATCGCGCGCAACAAATTGAAGGGCCAGGACTTGGGAGCAATTACCTCCCTGGCGGGCTGGCCGACGCCAACCGCAAGTATGCAGACGATGGGCGATGTGGTGCAGGCGATGTCGGCGGGGAACAGATCAGCGCGGACCAGCTATCAGGACGCGAATCAGAACTTCTTTCTGGGCGGCTGGCCGACGCCAACTTGCCAGACGCCGCAGAGCTTGCGCGGGAAGGGGCAGGATCCGTTCAAGCGCAAGGACCAAGGCCGGACGGTGGATCTGACTTCGGCCATCCACTATATCGAGCGGGACAGCCCGGCCCGACTAACGGTTTCTGGCGAGATGCTGATTGGCTTTTCTGCCGGGACCTCAAGTGGCGGCCAGTTGAGTCCGGAACATTCCCGCTGGCTGATGGGTATTCCGATCGAGTGGTCCTTCTGCGCTGTTACGGCAATGCAATCAATGCGCGCGTCGCGCAAGGCTTCATCGAGTCGTCCATCAAAGCAATCAACGAAAGGAACTAAATGCGTCGTCACGTAAATAAAGATTTTGTTTTTGAGTACGTCAAGCAGCCTCCGCTGAACATGATGCTGATCCTCTTGACGAAAGACAACAAGCCGGTCTTCGGCCCTTGGAAAGGGGAGCCGCTGGGCCAGAACAAGACCTACAAGGCCTGGACCGGCTTGCCTGATCGCGACCAGGACCTTGAGCGCAAAATGGGGTACATGTGATGAGTAATCTTTTCGACAAGGCGTTGTTCGACGTGCGCACGCTGTGCGCGCAGCTGGGCAATCCCATGTGGATGGATCGCCCGCGCAGCTGGATCTGGAAGCGCCCAGATGGCATGTCCCAAGGCTTCGGGCCCGACTGGCAAAATAACCCTGGCCGCGCCAACCTGCTGTGGCTGTCGATGGATCTGAGCCAACCGCCGCTGCAGTACGATGCTGGGGCAAACGGCCTGTACACCAATATCATGATGCTGGGCCATGGCAGTATGCTGGCCGGTGCCCCGCTGCTGGATATGGCAAGCACGTTGCCGCTTCGGACCTTCGCCGCGCTGCTGCCGGGGCAGGCGCCTCCCGGCGCCAATCGGCTCGAGCAGTCGTATCCGCTGATGCGCTACCTGGCGCACCGGAGGCTCGGATGAGGACGCTGGAAGCGGCGCTGGCCGCGCATCCGTTCCCGTTCGAGCTGGAGCAGATGCAAAAGATCGACATCGTCAAGGCTGCTGGATGGGGCCGCTGCCTGCTCGATCTGCCGGTCGGGTACGGCAAGACCGCCATCTCGACCGCCGTCTCGCTCATGCTTGAACCGGAGACGACGCTGGTCCTGGTGCCGCCGATTCTCATTGTGCAGTGGGTCGCCTGGCTCGGCTCGATCACCGGCGCCGACAGCGTGGTGGGTTACACCGGCTCGCCGGCGCAGCGCGCCAAGCTGGTGGTCCGTGGTACTCGCTACCTGGTGATGAGCTATCAGGTCTTCCTCAACGATATCGACCGCCTACGCAAAGAACTTGCTGGGCGTGACGTGCTGACTATTGTCGATGAATGCCAGTACATCAAGGGGCGCGGCAAAGCATTTAAGGGCGTGCGGGACTTCAGCGCCGGCCGCAACCTGATCCTGATGTCCGGCACCATCATGAGCAAGCCTGGAGATGGCTATGCCTACGTGAAGCTGAACTCGCCCGAGGTGTACCGCACCTATGACCAGTTCGAGAACATTCACGTTGCCGAGCGCAACATTTTCAAGCAGGTCACCAAGTGGCAGCACCTGGACTTGCTGCAGGCGAACCTGAACATCGCGCGCGTGAAGCGCACCAAGGAAGAGGTGCATTCGGCTTTGCCCAAGGCCCGCTACATTCCGGTGCTGTACGACCTGTCCAAGGAGCACATGGCGCTGTACAAGCAGCTCATGGAGGAGCAGCTGCTGGAACTGCCTGACGGCGGCAAGATTGACGCTACCAACGCCTCCCGTCTGCACCATGCGGCGCAGCAGATCGTGACCAATTACGGCTACTACGCCGGCGACGAGACGAAACGCTCGGGCGTGTATGACCTGGTCGACGCGCTGATGGATCAGATCGCGCTGGGACAGGCCGCTGATCCGGCCTTGGGCGTGCCGGTCTCATCGAAGTTGATCCTGTGGACGCTGTACAAGAAGACTTCGGCCGCCATGCTGGGCCACGTCAACGCGTATCTTGAACAACGCAATGACGGCGCGCGCGCCGTTGCCGCTTACTCCGAAGCGAATGCGAAGAAGTCTGTGGCTGAATTTCTGGGCGACGACCGGACGGTAGCCTTGGTGGCACAGCCTGGCTCAGCCGGCGCCGGCCTTAATCCGCAGCATCTGTGCTGGAACTGTGTCTTTATCGAAACACCCACCACGAATATTCCATTTGAGCAGTCGGCCGGACGTATTGACCGGAAAGGGCAGAAATTCAATCCGAATATCTACCTGCTTATCGCGCGCGGCACCATCCAGGAAAGCTTGCTGAAGAACCTCTTCAGTAACGATAACTTGGTGCAGCAGGCATCTGGCGGCAAGCAGGCGCTGAAAAATTTAATTTTCCCCTGAGAAATTCGTTGTAGAATTCTTGTCCCAGAGCAGTATCCGTGAGGAAATAATAATGGAACGTAGTGCCGAACGACAATTGAATCAGCTCGAGATGCAGTGGCTGAATCACGACATGGGGCAAAGCCCCAGCTGGTATGCATGTAAAAACACCCAACGCGATTATGTCCACGATCGCAAGCAGTTTGTAGTCTGGGACCGGGTCAACGACCAGCCGCAGATCTGCGATGTTCTGCAGGTCTGCGAAGTTGGTATCTCCTGGGACGAGGGCATTATTTACCTGCTCAAGTCCTCCCAATCCGAGCGTCAGTACACCGTGGGCCACAAGCCACGCGAGCTGATCGCTGGCATTTTCTTCTGGATTCCCGGGTTCGCTGACACCCGTTTCGCTCCCTTCCAGTACGCCGAACCGGCCAGCGCCCGCCGCCTCACCTTGCCCGTCATGTTCCGTACGGCACACCGTATTCCGGTAGAGAGCGCGCGCTATATCTCGTCCATGAAGGACTTCAAAGAAGCCTGGCCAGGCGTTTTCAAGGGGTAATTATGTTCCACTACTATCAACAAAACGGCGGCGAAGAGAAGTGGGAACCGGTACCGGCGAGCCAGCGCGATAAGCTGGAGGCCGATAAGTCGCCCGTGTTTATTACGGTGCTGGCGGTATCGAAAATGCCCGAAGACTTGTCCTACGAGGACAAGCTCAAACTGGCTTACGCAGGCCCGCTTTATTTCGACTTCGACTCCAAAGACGAAGACCTGGTAATTGAAAAAACCAACCAGCTGCTCAATAGCCTGGAGGATATGGGCGTTGATCTGGAGATGTGCCGGATCTACACCACCGGCGGCCGCGGCTATCACGTCGAGGTGCCGCAGGCGGTATTCATGGAGAAGGTGCCAAAGAACGGCTTTATCGGCTTGCCGATGGTCTATCGCGAAATGGCGCTGAGCCTTGCGGTCGATACACTGGACTTGAAAATCTACTCCGCCGGGCGCGGCCGCATGTGGCGCACCCCGAACGTCAAGCGCGATAACGGCCGCTACAAGGTGCGTCTGCACCCGTCGGAGATGCGTGAAATGACAGCGGAAATCAGCCGCAGCATTTCGGCCCAGGCGCGTGCCCCCTGGGACCCCAAGCCGGCCGAGTTCTGCGTCAAGCTCTCGATCGAGTTCTCACGCTGCGCCCAGAAGGTGGAAGACCTGCTCAAGAAGCGGGCCAAGTTCAAGCCGGATCCGGCGCTGCGCGAGAAAGCCTCTGGCTTGACCGTGCAGATGATGATGGCCGGTATCGGCATCAAGCCTGGCACCGGCTTTCAGGAGCTGTCGACTCAGCTGGCAATCGCCGCGGTGGCGGCCGGCCTGAATGAGCAGCAGTTTGTCGACGAGTGCTCCGGCCTCATCACCTCGCACCAGGGCGACAGCAGCCGCTACGGCAGCGAAGGCAAGCGCACTGAAGAGCTGCGACGCATGCACCGCTACATGGATGGCAACGCCTGCTATGAGTTCTCGGTCGGCGCCATTAAATCGATCCTGACCCACTCGGCGCCGGATCTTGACGGCATCGTGGTGTCTAAGGAAGACCTGGTGCAGGTCATCGAAGAGGCAGCCAACGAGGATGAGACGATCGTCGACGAGTATGGGGATGTGGCCAAGGGTGTAACACTTGCCAAGTACGGCGTCTATATGGACACGGAACATGGCAAGAAGCGGATCTGCGGCGTTTCGTTCGCCAATGCCGCGGTGCTCAAGTCCGCAGAGCTTTCCCAGATCGTCGGCTACGACGCGGACATTCTGGTCAACGGCGTGATGCAGGGCCGCCAGGTCCTAGAGCTGGACCTGTTCTCCGGGCTGGTCCCGTTTAATCGCTTTGTTTCAAAATTCGGGCATGCCTTTCAAGGTACCGATGCCCAGGTCAGGACGGTAATGATGCGCTTCGTCGAGCAAGCAAAAAAGAAGGGCAACCTCTCCTACACGGTGATCCGCGAAGGCCTGGACATCGTGTCGATCCCGCATCACGAAAACCCGGAGCTGCACGAACCGTTCATGGTGTGGGCTGACCACAATGGCGTCATCACCGAGCCGCGCATCACCGCCACCGGCGTGGTGCTCAAGTTCCAGGGCTACCCCGATCCGCGCGGCGTCTTCAAAACTGACATCGTCCGGGCGCCAGCCTTGACGACCTGGTCGAAGGAGTCAGCGAACCTGAAGCTGCTCGAAGAGACGTTGAAAAACCTGATGACCTGCCAGCGCCCGGAAGTGCTGGGCAAGCTGCTCGGCTGGTACACCTCCTGCTTCTGGAAGCAGCCGTTTCAGAAATGCTACGGCAAGTTCCCGCTGCTGCACGTGAACGGCCCGGCCGGCTTGGGCAAGACCGAAATGCAGATCGCGATCTCCTCACTGTTCTATTACGAGAATGAGAGCCGTCCGTTGTCGCCAGGTTCCTCGAACTTTGCGATCGGCCAGCACCTGCAGGCGTCGTCTTCGATTCCGCTGATCCTGGACGAGTACAAGCCGCACGAGATGCTCAAGCAGCGGCATGACCAGATCAAGGCGCTGTTCCGTGATGCGTACAATCAGCGCGACGTGGCGCGCGGCGGCGGCACTCGTGAGAACGAGGACTACCGCATGCTGCAGTTCATGCAGCTGGCCGCGCCGATGGTCTTTATCGCCGAGGCGGCGGAAGACGAAGCGGCGGTGATGGAGCGCGTGGTGCTGGTTACCCTGGCGCGGCCGCCGCAGTCGCAGGGCCTGAAGAACTTGGCGCGCTTCCAGGCGTTCCGCCGGCACAAGTCGCTGCTTGGCATCCTTGGGCACTACCTGGCGGCGTCGATTTTGAACGAGTACACGAAGGAATCCTTCATGGAGGAATTCGATACGATGTACAAGGCGGCGCAGCACAAGTACATGCTCAATGAGGAAGACCTGAAGGGCGACCTGGACAGTGAGGCGATGCAGGACAAGCAGAATGCGAAAGAGCGCCCGGTCTACAACCACACCGTGGCCAAGTTCGGGTTCCGCCAATTCCGCAAGCTGGTCAACTCGCTGTTCGACAACCGCCTGGACGAGCTGATGGGCGAACTTGAAGACGGGATCTACAGCCGCTTGTCCGATATGCATGCCGCGACGACGCCGGAATACGTCAAAGTGCTCAAGGAGATTTCGGCCATGAGCTACAGCGTTGACGCTGAACGGGCTGACGCGATTCGCAAGAATCATGAATACGCTTACACTCAGCTGCCTGGGCGCGATGTGGTGGAGATCTCGATTCACAATGCATACACCCGGTATCGCATGTATGCCAAGGCCGCCGGCCTGCCGATGCTGTACCCCGGCGCCGAGGCGTTTGCGCATGCGGTGAAGGACAGTCCAGCGTTCATCAAGGTCGGCACCGGCGATGTGTTGAAGATGCCGCGCGTGTACATGTTCGACGCCAAAGAGCTGTTGCGTTTAGGCGTCGATGCGTTCAAAAACTAAATTGACACATGTCAATTTCTTTGACATAATTCTTTCCTCGCCAAGTCAGCGGCGATTCATAAATGGCTGACAAATCCGATAGCGTTAATCTCACTTATAGAGGCAATAATATGGCACTGAACAAAGCAAACCCAAAACCACAATTTGACGACGGCGACGAAGGTGTTGCTGAGACCACCGTCCAGGCTCCGGCTGATCGTCTGAAAGCGGCCGCTGCACAGCGCGCTGCCGAAACCGCCGCCGCTGCCGAAACCGCTGCTCCTGCAGCAACGGCGAGTGCTACCGCATCTGCCTCTACCGCTGTCGCTACCCGCGCTGCCGGTACTGTGGCCAAGCCTAAGTCGATGGTCAATCCTCTCGAGCCGCTGAAGAACGCGTACTTCGTGGAATTTGACACGCTGCGCAGCCTGAAGATCACCAACGGCAACGTGGTGGACAATCAGACCAACAAGCCGCTGGGCGACACTATCGGCCTCGAGCTGCTGTCGTACCAGGATCAGTGGGTTGTTTCCCCAGGCGTTGACGGCGACGAAGGCAAAGAGCATGTGCGTTATTCGTCTGACGGCATCACCACGTCGAAGGGCGAGAACTGCCAAGAGTATCTGGCAAAGCTGATCGCCACTGGCTATCCAGCTGCCAAAATCTCGAAGCGTACTGTGATCTGCGGCTCGCTGTTCTCGATGGGCGAAAAGGGCATGAAGGCCGTACCGGACCTGCAGGATAGCCTGGTGCAGATGAGCATCGCCCCGACGACCAAGGCCAGCTTCGATCGCTACATGATGGATCAGGCGTTCAAGATCGGCAAGGGTCTGCTCCAGCCTGAAGGCGCCGACCGCATCAAGATCGAATGCGCTCCGGCCAGCGCCAACGGCAAGGACTGGACCATCGGCAACTTCAGCCGCTGGGTTGACTGATCCGCGTCGCGAAGTACAAAGCACCCTCCGGGGTGCTTTTTTCATACCTAGAGGAGAACAACTTGCTTGAAAATCAAGACAATCGGCCCATCGCCTGGGTGATCGCCGACACGGAAACACCTGGCCTGAAGGTCGAGGAAGGCATCTGCGAACTTGCGCTGCGCGAGATCGACCCTGACACGCTCGAGACGATCGATGAAGTGCAGTCGCTCATCGACTGCCAGTGCCCCATCGGCGCCGTGGCCCAGGAGATTCACGGCATCAGCGCCGAGATGCTGGTGGACGCGCCGACGATGCAGGAATTCATCGAGACGCCAGGCTATCTGGATGGCCGCTTCGATGGCCGCCAGATCGTCATGATCTGCCACAACGCGCCGTTCGACGTGCCGCGCCTGCAGATGATCGGTGACATCACCTCATCGATCTGCACCCTGTTCCACTCGCGTCAGATGTGGCCCAAGTCTGAAGTCGGTGACCACAAGCTCGGCACCTTGCGCGAGCACTTCGGCTTTCCAAAGAACGAGGCTCACCGCGCGATGGCTGACGTGGCCACGACGCACCGCCTGCTGCGAGAGATCCTCTCCAACACGAACCGCACCCTGCGCGACTTCCATGCGACGGCCGACACCACGGTGCATCGCATGCCTTGGGGCCAGCACGCAGGCAAGTTGATGCTCCAGCTGCCGGCCTCCTACCTGCAATGGCTCTGGGGTCTGCCCGACCTGGAGAAGAATCTGCGCAACAGCGTCGAGAAGGTCATGAAGACCAACGGCGTATCGAAAAAGAAGGTGGCAGCGTGACGGTCGCCACCCCTTTTGGCCAGCCATGGATCGATCCTCTGCTCAAGATCTTTGGCTTCAAGCCTGGTGACAACGTCAAGTCCTTGACGATCCGGATCGCCGTCGAGGAGGCTGTAACGGTCACCGGTGAGCGTTACGACCTCACCCAGACTCCACCGCGCGACGCCACAGAGCTTGAGATGCTCGAATTTACGAAGTACCTCCAAACCACCACCGAACTGAAAGAAGAAAAATGAACAACATCGCTAACTATCAAGTCAACGCCCTCCGCACCGAAAAGCCGCTGCCGACCAGCATCGATCGCCTGGCGCATGCCGCCTTGGGCCTGATCACTGAAACCGGCGAGATCGCCACGGAAGTGAAGCGCATGGTCATCTACGGCAAGGGCCTGGCCGATGTCGACCCAAAGACGAACCTGACCCGTGCCCAGCATATCGGCGAAGAGATCGGCGACGTCCTGTGGTACGTGGCCATCGCCGCTGATGTCGCCCAGGTCAGCATGGAAGACCTGTTCAACATGCCGACACGCGCGAACTCCTATGCTTTGGAGGTGCTGGAGCTGACGACGCTCGACCTGTCGGCCGCCGTGGGCAGCTTCAGCGCGCTGACGATCACCGGCCGCTTCGTTGGAGTAACAGAGCTGGGCGAGGGCGACAAGCGTGTCGTGGGCGAGTATCTGGTCTCTGTCATGTCGGCACTGATCGATCTGTCGGCGCTGGTCGGCATTTCGATCGATCAGATCGCCGGCGAGAACATCGAGAAGCTGCGCCTGCGCTTTCCTGACGCCTACTCGAATGAAGCGGCTGAGGCGCGCGCGGACAAGGGCGGCTTGGACGCTCGGAACTCGTAAGCCATGGCGCACTGGACTACCCCTGCGGGCCAGGTCCGGGCGCTGGCAAAAGCGGTCGCAGACGCTTTTGCCGCCTCCAACCTGACGCTCGAAGAAAAGAACCCCGGCAAGATCGAGGTCTCGGACCTGCCCTGGCAGGCGCCGCCCCTGCTTGCGCCGCAGCTGTTGAACGGTGCCCCGCTGCAGGACTATCTCGACACGCCGCTCAACCTGAAAACGGAAGACCTGCTGCGCTTCTGGAAAGCCACTGACGAAATGATGTGGAGCACCCCAGGACGCCTGCTCAATCGTGGCGCTCTGGCGCCCTGCGGCAAGTTCATGCCCAAGGTGAAGGTCGGCCAGCGCGCGCTGCGCTTCTCAGTCCCATCCGGCTACCCTGCGTACCTGGAAGAGACCACCGGCCTGATCCTGGCGCTGGAAGTGGCGCATACCGCGGTGACGTCTCTGCCGGTGGCGCGCGTGGTGTCGGATGACGACAACTATTACGCCGAGATCGATGGCCAGATCCTTGGCGTAAAGGCTGGCCGGCCGGCCATCGACAGCGCTTGGCGTCAGCCCTACCCCGGCATGGTGCAAGAATTTCTGTCCATGCCGCGCGGCGACGCCAAAACGGACTGCGCCTATGACCAGATCGCATCACTGCGCTCGGTGCTGCACATGCACCGGAAGAGCTTTCCACGCAACTTCGATGCCATCGACCTGGCGCTGCAGTCCTTGCGCCTGCTGACCATGGGCAGCTACTGCCCTGAGCTGGTGCAGTCGATGTATGTGGCGCCGATTGACGCAGCGCGCCAGCGCGAAGTGGAGCGTACCTACCGTGACTCGATCGAGACGATGCGCGACAAGTCTCTCTCGGACCGCGTCAAGCTGCAGGTGCTGCACAGCTTGCTGGTGCCAAGTCCGCTCTCAGCGGGCAAATTCAAGCAGCACATTTTCTCCGGCTCGCCCTACCCATTCACACTGGCCAAGGGCAAGGCCGAGCAGATTGAGGCCTGGCTCCTCCAGGAATACAACACACGCATCCCGGCAGAGATGCGCCAACTGAAAGAGACGACATGAACGTCATCGCAACTACCGGCCCCGCCGGCGCAGGAAAGGATACCGTCGCAGACTTTTTGGTCATGCGCTACGGCTACGTCAAGATGTCGATGGCCGGCCCGCTCAAGGCCGGCATGGCAGCGATGGGCTTTCCCGAGCCGATCAACCGGGACGACAAGGAGAAGATCATCCCGGGCTTTGACTTCACGTGGCGCGAGGCCGCGCAGCGACTGGGTACGGAATGGGGCCGGGGCCTTGACCCTGATATCTGGGTCAAGGCGATGGCGCTGCGCTGCCGGCGCAGCACCGACCGTATCGTCATCTCGGACGTTCGTTTTGAGAACGAAGCCGAGATGGTGCGCAGCATCGGCGGCCGCGTGCTGCATATCCGTGGACGCTCTGTGAATCTGGGCGCCAACGGAGCGCACGCCTCCGAGGCCGGTGTGACTGTCGATGAGCGTGACGGCGTCATCGACAACAGCGGAAATTTTGAAGAAACCAAAAAACAGGTGATCAGCTGCCTGGTGCTCACTTGCGAGCGCCGCCTGGCCCACACGTACGGGAATAAGCCATGACATACGAAAAGACAGCAGACGATCTGGAGCTTGCCTCCCACCTGCAGGAGCAGCTGAACCTGGCCGGGCGCAAGGCGGCTGAAGCGGCGCTGGCGCCGCAGACGCCAAAGGACAAGGACGGCAATCACGTCAAGGTGACGCACTGCGTCGAGGAAGACTGCGGCGAGGCACTTGCACCGCTGCGCGTAGAGATGGGCCGCACGCGCTGCACACCTTGCCAAATCCTGCAGGACGCACGCAGGAAGCGGGGTCTGCTGTGAGCGTCGGCACCATATTCTGCCTGGTCATGGCCGTTCTGTTCGCGCTGCTGACGGCCGCTGCTCGCAAAAATCGAGCAGTTGCTCTGCACTACCTGACCATCGCCTATGTGTGGGGCGCCGCCGCCACCATCATCGCCTCAAGGAGCTGCCCATGATCAAACCACAAACACTCCTGTCGTTCGACATGAGCTCGTTCATCTGGACGCACCTGTCAGGCGGCACCGACAGCGAGAACGGCTTTCACGTCGAGCATGAAGGCAAGCAGGTCTACATCAACAGCGCCGATTACGGCTACGACCGCTGCATGAATCGGATGCTGGACGTGCTCAAGGAATTCAAGGCCGTGCCGATCGACTGCATCCTGGTCTTCGAGGGCAAGAATTCCAAGGGCCAGCGCCTGCTGATCAACAAGGATTACAAGGGCGGCGGCGCCGGCAGTCGCCCGCCGGAAGCGTATGTCGAGTTTGACAAGATGCGCGAGATGCTCAAAGAGACCTGGAAGGGTCTCGGCGCGCAGACGATGTGGCAGGACTTCGCCGAGGGCGACGATACCCTGGGCTGGCTGGCCAACAACACCGAGACGCCGATGGTCATCGTCACGTTCGACAACGACTTGACGGTGCTGAACAAGACGAACCAGTTCGGCGTCAAGGTGCGGACCTGGATCAATCACATGGTCGAGTACAACAAGTACGGCACCTTCGATTACGACCTGGTCACCACTTACAAGGCGCTCGTTGGCGACAGCTCAGACAACATCAAGGGTTGCATCGGCTTCGGCCCAGGCGCTTGGGAGAAGATCCTGGCGGCCTATGGCGAAGACGGCGTGCGCGAGATCCAGGACATGCTGGAGGCGTCAAACCTTGACCCGCTGTACAACGCCATCTGCGGCGACAAGCTGCTCCAGAAGATCTACGACCAGGCGCCGCAGGTGCTCAACTCGTTTGACCTAGCGCGCCTGCGCCCGCAGTGGGTCAACACGATGCGTCAGCCGCTGCAGTGGGAGCCGGGCATGGTGCGCATGCGCCAGAAGCATGACGACATGCGCCTGAAGCAGTGGTACGGCGTCTGCCGCCTGGTCACCGCCGACAACTTCGCCGCCGCCTGCGACTGGGCGATTCCCCTGATCTTAGCCTCGCGCGAGATCGCGCTCGACATCGAGACGTCCACTCCGGACGAAGCCGATGACTGGCTCGCCGCCATCGGCGACGTCGATGGTGTCGATACTTTCGGCTCAACCCTGACTGGCCTGGGCCTGACGTTTGGCGACAACAACCAGTACACGCTGTACTTCTCGGTGGACCACGCCAACACCAACAACATCGCGTCGGAAGACCTGCGCCAGTTCATCGCGGCTATCCCGCGCGAGATCCCGCTGATCATCCAGAACGCGCTGTTTGAGCTGCCGGTGCTGTTCAATGAGTGGGCCGGGCGTCAGATGGACAATGGCTATCACGGCTTCCTGCCGAATGTGCTCGATACGGCGCTCGAGGCGTCCTACGTTGATGAGAACATCCCGCGCGGCTTGAAGCAGCGTTCGCACGGCACGCTGGGCTATGTGCAGCAGACCTTCGCTGAAACGACGAGGCTGACCGCGCATCCGGATGATCTGTTTCCAGGCGGGCGCCACATCTCCTATGCCTACGCCACGCGTCAGGTACCGACCGGCATCTTCGAGCCGCTCGACGATGAAGCACTGGCCGCCGGCGTCGAGCCGACGCAGGTGTACAAAACCGAGCAGGTGCTGGACGAAGCGGGTGAGCTGGTCATCGCTACCGAGACGCGCCAGTACAAGATGAATGAGCTGCCGGCGGACTGGGTACTTGGCTATGGCGCCGACGACACACGTTGCACGATCGCGCTGCACAACTTCTACAAGTTGTTCATGCAGTTCGAGCACACCTATGAAGTCTACCGGCAGGTGGAACTTGGCGCGCTCTACATGCATGCCAAGTCGTTCATCGACGGTGTCGACATCTCTCTCGAGAAGATGAATGAGCTCTCGCGCGACGACGACAAAACGTACGAAGCGGCTTGGGGCACCTTGCGCGGCTACCTGATTGAGCAGGGCTGGGTCGGCACGCAGCCGCCGACCTATACCGTCGACATCACGCCGGCGCAAATCAAGGAAGCATTCGAGATCTGCACTGGCCGCACGATGGATACGCAGATGCGCACGCCATCCAAGCTCGTCACGTTTGCGCGTGAAGTTGAGGGCGAGACGCAGTTCGCTGGCATGCTGGAACCGCTGGTGGAGGCGCAAGCGGCTTTGGCGCGTGACGCCGGCGCAGCTGATCCGTCGGTTACTTCGCGCGCGGCGCGGGACTTCACAGTCTATGTGCGACGCTTCTTCAAAGGTGAGCCGACCTTCAATGACGGCTCGCCGAAGCAGATGCAAAAGCTGATGTATGAAGTGATGGATCTGCCGGTGCGCGTGCGCAACAAGCCGACCGAGCTGATGCGCAAGAACGGCATCACGGAGGGCACACCAAAGACTGACACCCTGGCAATCGCTTACGCCCTACAGGAGTGCACGCCAGAGCAAGTTGAAGTGCTCAAGGCGCTGCAGCTGATGGCGATGGTCGGTACCCGCCGCTCGCTCTACTACGCCAAGTACCCATACTTCCCGCACTGGAAGGATGGCAAGGTGCGCTCCTCGCATAACCAGTCAGCGACCAACACCCGGCGCGCGTCGGAGTCGCGGCCGAACAAGCAGCAGCTGCCGAAGCACCCGAAGATCGAAGGTCACGCGTCGCGTTTCCGTGAGGTCATCGTGCCGCACCGGCCAGATGCTGTCATCGTGTCGATCGACTTCAAGGCTCAAGAGCTGCGCATCATGGCGGACCAGTCGCAGGATCCGGTCATGCTGTCGATGTACATCGGCGAGAACAAGCGCGACCAGCACACGCTGACCGGTTCGGCTATTGCGCAGCGCGAAGACCCGAACAGCGACTGGTCGTATGACGTATTTGCCGCTGCCTACGGCGACGAGAATCATCCTGAATTCAAGTGGGTGAAGAAGATCCGTAACCTCGGCAAAAAGCTCAACTTCACGGCCGAGTACGGCGCGATGGCGCAGAAGGTTGCCCTGACGCTGATGATCTCGGAAGAGGACGCCCAGGCATATCTCGACGCGCGCGAAGCGATGTTCGCGGTGGCGCAGGAGTGGAAAGAGCAGGTCATCAGCGATGTGAAAGAGACTGGCGTTGTGCGTTCGATGATGGGCGCGGTGCGTCACCTGGGGTCGGCCATTACTGGCGGCGACAAGTGGATCGCTTCCAAGGCCGAGCGCCAGGCGGTGAACTTCCGGATTCAGGGCTCTGCCGCTGAGCAGACCAAGATGGCGGAAGGGCGTTGCTGGGCTGACGGGCTCTTTTATGATTTTGACGCTGTCTATATCGGCCCGATTCACGATGAGCTGGTGGCGTCAGTGCGCATCTGTGATTTGGTGGCTTTCCTGCCCCGCTTTCACGCTGCGATGGTGGCGCCATACGGCGGCATGAAAGTACCAATCGAAGGCGACATCTCGTTCGGCTTGGACTTCTATAACCAGACAGAGATTGGTCCGGTGCCTTCGCGCGAGGCGATTGAAGCAGGCATTGAAAAGATGTATGCCAACCAGACCAAGCGTGACTTGGCCCAACTTGAGAAGGAGGCAGCGTGAAGTACATCTCGATCGCGGACGAGGATCGGATGGAGCAAGACCGGAAGTCTGTGCCGTGCCCAGACTTCCGGCGCGCCGGCGGCGGCTGTATATGTGACGCCTGTGGCAAAGAATATCGCCAACATCCCTACAACGACCCGTGGTGCTTCCTTCACCGGCTGTGTGATGGCACCCACGTAAAACTTTAAAGGAAGACGCATGAATCTTCATCTTCGCCAGACCGGCCGCACCACCCGCATGCTGGCGCAAGCCGCTGCTATGGCCAACCTGGGCCGGGCGGTCTATGTGTATGCGCACCACATCACCTATGTCCGACAACTGGAAAAGCAGTTTCATGGCGGCGGCCGGAATCACGCTTCAGTGAAGTTTGAAGTGCTGCCGCATGACTGGAACTGGCGCACCATGTGCCCGAACGACAAGGCGCACCCGAACTGCGTCTTCCTCGTGGACCACGCGACCGTCGAGATTCATCTCGAAGAGGTCGACAAAGAAATCATGCGCCTGCAGCAGCTGGCGCGCCAGATGTACTCCCTCACCACCTGAAAGAAGAAAATGAGCAAACCTAAAATCACCATCACCATCGACGGCGCCGCCGGTGCTGGCAAGTCCACTCTGGCCCAACACTTGGCCAACTATCTGAACCATATGCACGGTGTGAAAGTGCGGTTAAAGGACGACGGCGGCTGGCAGTCTCTGAATTCAGATTTTGTCGAACTGCCCAACTATTTTGACGCAGACGTCACCATCAACGTGGAGCAAAAATAACATGACCCGTACCCTCCCTACCCTCGCAGTCGACATGGATTACGACAAGGCCCGCTACCCTCTGTGGATCTTCCCGAAAATCGATGGCGTCCGCGCCCAGCACTTTCATGGCCACCTGGCCGGCCGCTCGATGGATGCTTTCAAAAACACGGCGCTCGTGGCCAAGTTCACCAACGCCGCGTACGAAGGCTTTGATGGCGAGCTGACGATCGACGGGCGCCTGACTGGCGACGACCTGTGCAGCGCGACTACTGGACTGACCCTGCGAGCAAAGCTCAAAAAAGGCGAGACCGAGCTGCCGACGAACGCGGTGCTCAACCTCTTCGACTGGCTGCATCCGGACGTCGCGCACCTGACCTACGGCGAGCGTTACCAGGCGCTTGAGCTGTACCTGGACGCGCTGCAGGATGACGAGAACATTTCGCTGCTGCCTTACGAAGTGGTCAACAACGCCGACGAGGCACGCGCGCTGGCCGCCAAATACTCGGCCATCTACGAAGGCGCCATCTTCCGCGATCCAAAAGCCAAGCACAAGTCCGGCCGCGCCACTGCGAAGGGCAACGACTTCTGGCGCGACAAGCCAGTCTCGGACAAGGACTGCATCATCACCGGCTTTGAAGAGGCTGAGACCAACAACAACGAAGCCAAGATCAACAGCCTGGGCCGCACCGAGCGCAGCTCCCACAAGGAGAACAAGGTCGGCAACGGCATGGTGGGCACGATCCTGGCGACGGACGTGCTGTCTGGCCAGCCTATTCGTCTGGGGCCTGGCGCGATGACGCATGACGAGCGGATCGCGGCGTTCAACGAGCCGGCGCTGGTCGTGGGCCATCCGGCGAAGTACCGCTCGCTCGACACCGGTGTCAAGGACGCGCCGCGCCACGCGCGCTTCGTCACCCTGCGCTCGCGCCAGGACATGACGCCAGCGGACTTGGCCTTGATCGCAAAGCTGGGGCTGTGATGAGCGCCACTAACCTTTTGAGCGCTCTGGCCGGAGTGGGCTTTAGTCTTGCCTGCATGTGGATTGGTTATGCGTACCGCGGCATTGTCGATCGAGACAAGCCGCCCTCATCACGCCCTGACTCAGGGAAGGAAAACGTATGAATCCGTGCTACGACACCTACATCGTCGGCATGCTGGTCGGCGCCGGCATCATGGCGGTCGGCTGTCTGGCCGCCGTCATCTTTCACCACTACCTCACCAATAAATCTGAAAGCGAATAATAATGAAACAATATCTCGACCTCCTCCGTGACATCCGCAACAACGGCATCCGCCAGGGCAACCGCACGGGCATCGACACCCTGACGCTGCCCGGCGCCATGCTCAAGTTCGACCTGCGCGACGGCTTCCCGGCTGTCACCACCAAACGTCTGGCGTTCAAGGCCGTTAAGGGCGAGCTGATTGGCTTCCTGCGCGGCTGCACGTCAGCTGCGGACTTCCGTGCCCTTGGCTTCAAAAAGTGGGATGAGAACGCCAACGAGAACAAGCAATGGCTGGCCAGCCCGTACCGCAAGGGCCACGATGACCTGGGGCGCCTGGGCTACAGCCACGGCTGGCGCCGCTTCGGTGAGAACCCTTACGGCAATGAACACGGCCGGCCCGGTGTCGATCAGATCGCTGTGGCGCTCGACACGCTGCGCAACAATCCAGAAAGCCGTCGGATCCTCGTCAACGCCTGGAACCCGGCAGAGCTGGACCAAGCCGCGCTGCCGCCGTGCCATGTCCTGTTCCAGCTGCTGCCGCACGTCGACTCCAAGGTGCTGCACATGACGATGTACCAGCGTAGCTGCGACATGTTCCTGGGCGTGCCGTTCAACATCGCGTCATACGCTCTGCTGCTCGAGCTGTTCGCCGCCTGGTCAGGTTACACGGCCGGCACGCTGACGATGTTCCTGGCCGACGCTCACATCTATGTGAACCACCTCGACCAGGTCGACGAGCAGCTCACGCGCGAGCCGCAGCCGTTGCCAAAACTCGTGCTCGATATCCCGGGACGCTCCTTTGACGGCACCAGCAACAAAGCAATCGATGTCCCGCTGGAGATGCTGCTTGACGATCTGACGCCTGATTGCATCTGGCTTGAAGGCTACGAATCTTACGGGGCGCTGACCGCGCCGATGGCGGTATGAGCGCGCTGATGCAGTGGGTGCACGCCATCATTGACCAGCCTGGCATCAGTAGCCGGACTGTTGAGCACGGCCCAAACGGCTTGCGTGTGCAGATCAAGGGCACTGTGGCTCCTCCAGGCTGGGAAGAGCATAGGGACCACATGGTGGATTGGCTCTTAGAAGATCATTCCGCGTACGGCTTTAGCGCCCTAGGTATTGGCGCCGCGCCTGAAAAGGGGCCGCTGATCCCGAGCTTTGTGCTTACCTTTTACGTCACGCCGCAAGCCTCCGCGAAAACGCCCACGCCAGAAGGGGGCGCCATGCAATGCGTTCACGACGCGGTCGAAGAGCTGCTGGCGGCGCAGAAACAGCTCAAGCTCTTGAGTGAGGCGTGCCGGACAGCGATGCTCGGGCGCTCTCTGGCGTATGCCGACGCACTGCAGGCAAAGATCGATGCGGTGGAAGACCACATCACCGACGCACTTGCGAAATTAGGAGGATGACATGGATGAAGGATGCCCGTCAGGGCACATTCCGTTTGTCGACTGCATTCACTATCACAAGGGCAGGTGTGCTGCGGTTCCGGGCCGGATCTTCTTCGGCTTGGTGCCCTGCATTTATCGTAGCGATGCACGCTGCTCGGGATGCAACCTGCAAACGATGGCGCGTGCGGCCCGTGGATCAGACAGCATCCCACCACCACCGCCACCACCGCCAGCCCGCCGTGTGCGGGATTCTGGACTATAAGGAGAATGACATGGCAACAGCAGGAACACGCGGCAAGTGGTCTGAGAAGGAAGTAAAGAAGTGGATGGACAAGCGCAGCGATGCCGAGGCGGCCTACTGGGCGTACCGATACCCTGACGCTCGGGCCGGCTCGTTCCAGGTCACGCCGGCCGACTTTGGCGTGCTGCATAACGGGCACGCCTCGTTGGTGGAGGTGAAGGAGGTGGCACATGCCTTCCGCCTGCCGGCCAAAAACTTCTCCGACGATAAGCGCGCGCGCATGAAGAAGTTCGCTATGGCCGGCGGCGAGGGCTGGGTCATTGTCTGCCACATGCCAGAGAAGGTGTGGCGCGTGGCGCCGATTGAGTTCTTCGTCAGTGGCGTGCCCAGCTGGGACCTGTCGGCGCTGCCGACCTTCCCGAAAGTGAAAGATGTGATGGAATATATTTTCGGTCTGCCGGGGGTGGTGCCATGAAGCGCTCAACCGTCGAGAAGAAACTGAACGACGCGATGGCGCGGCGCTCCAGCGCCCTGGGTGACGAAGCGTATTACACGCGAGATATCGACTATCACGATAGCGAGGCCAGTCGCATTCGCAAGCGGCGTCAGGCAGCGCGCAATAAGAGGGATCGCGCTGACGCCGCGATCGCCAAACTCAACAAGCTGCTCTCTACGGACATTGTCTTATGAATCTGACTTTCATTTCAGACCTGCACCTGGGCGCCAACCGCACCGGCGGCACGACCCAGGCCACGGCCTATCAGCTGCGCCTTGACCTGCTCAAGCAGTTCGAGGAGCTGCTCTACACGATCGACACGGACCTGTGCATCGGCGGCGATCTGTTCGACGGCCACGACATCAGCAAGCAGGACCTGCTGCGCGCTTACCACATTCTGGACGACTGGCTTGTCCGGACAGGCAAGGATCTGTTTCTGGTGAACGGGAATCACGACCTGTCGACCAACAGCACCAACTTCAGCAGCTTCCAGTTCCTGGCGGCGCTGCTGAAGGACGGCGGCTATGTCGGCGCGGTGCATCACATCACCGAGCCGACCATGACGCCATACGGCTACATGATCCCGCATCTGCCGAATCAGGACCTGTTCAACTTGGCCATGGCGGCCGTGCCTGAATGCGAATACCTGTTCGTGCACTGCAACTACGACAACAAGTTCGCGGTCGAGAAGGACCACAGCTTGAACATGTCGGAAGAGCAGGCCAAGGCGGCGCCGGTGAAGCACATCATCTTCGCTCACGAGCACAAAGCGCGCCGCGCCTTGGGAGGCAAGGTGCTGGTCGTCGGGAATCAGTTCCCTTCATCAGTGGCTGACTGCCTGGAGACTACGTTCAAGCGCCTGCTGCGTATCGACAACGGCGAGCCGACTTTCCTGCCCACCTGGTACGCCGCCGGCGACTACAGCGAGCAGGACTGGCGCGAGCTGCGCGACGAAGGGCGCTTCATCCGTGTCACGGGCTATGCCACGGCCGCGGAAGCCTCGCAGGTGGTTACCGCCATCAGCAAGTTTCGTGCCAGCGCGCAAGTTTTGGTGATCACCAATGCTGTGAAAATTGAAGGCGTCAACGACGCTGCCGAGCTGGCACTCAGTCACGAAGAGGTGACGTCGTTCGACGTCTTCGAGGCGCTGAAAGAAGTGCTCACGCCGGCGGAAATCGCGAAGCTGGAAAAACTGAAAGAACAATCATGCTGAAATACCTTGAAGTCACCAACTTCCGCAAGCATGCGGCGCGCCGGGTGGAATTCACGCCTGGCATCAACGCCCTGCGTGCGGACAATGAGCAGGGCAAGTCCACCCTGCTCGAGGCCATCACCTATGCTTTCTTCGGCGCCGCTGGCCTGAAGGAGCCTATCGCTGATGTCGTCACCTACGACGTACCGGTCAACAAGCTGAGCGCTGAAGTGGGCTTTAGCGTGGCGGCCGTCGACTATGTGCTGGCGCGCTCGCCGAAGGGCGCCGAACTGATCTGGGATGGCGGCCGCGTCTCCGGCCAGAAGGAAGTCACGAGTGTGGTCGAAAAGCTGCTCGGCGCCTCCGCCAGCATGGCCAGCAAACTGCTGCTGGCAAAGCAAAAGGACTTGGCCGGCGCGCTCTCGGAAGGTCCGACCGCTGCAGGACGCATCATTGAAGACCTGGCCGATCTCAGCCTGATCGATGAGCTGGCTGGCCTGGTGCGGGAGAAGCTCCCATCCGGGAACACTGACCTGAAGAAGTCGATGATCGAGCGCCTGCGCGAACAGGCCGCGCCAGCCGACTTCGTCGACAACACCCTGGAGCTGGAGCAGGATCTGAAGAGGGCAGAAGCGCTGCAGAAGAAAGCGGCAAAGCTGCTGACGGACGAGAAGGCAAAGCTGGCTATGCTCGATGTTGAGCAGGCCCGCGACATCCTGACGCGCGAAAAGGTGCTGCAGTCGAAGATCGAAGCAACCACTGAGGCTATCCGCACGGCAGAGGAACAGCTGAAACGCACAATGCCGGCACCGGTGGACGCGGCAGCGATCGAGGCGTTGCGCCAGCAGATCGCGGACCAGAAGGATCTGACCGCCGCCAACAAGCTGCACAACGAACTGAAGGCTGCCGACACTGCAATGCAGTGGGACGAGCCGCTGGAGGCGCTGCAGGCTGAGATTGAGAAAGCCCAGGAGACGCAGCGTCAGGCCGACGCAGAGCAGATCCGGACCCGTCAGGCGTTGCGTGATGCCCAGGATGCGGAGAAGGCCCGCAAGTCTTCCGTGCAGGTGCAGGTCGCGCGCCTGACCGGCAAGCTTGTGCTGGAGGAGTCTTGCGCTTTCTGTGGCAAGGACCTGAAGGACGTGCCCGAAGTTGCTTTGATCAACAACCCGCTGTACGAGCAGATCAAGGCGCTGGAGGCGCAGCCAGCTGCTGATTTGTCACTGCTGGAAGGCGAGGCGCTTTCGACGCAGCTGGCATACCAGGCCGCCACAGAATACCTGACCGACCTGCGCGCTGTCCTGGGCACGCACGAAAAGCTGCAGGGTCTGTACGGCCGCGCCGCGCGCTACATCTCGCTTGACGAGAGCGTGGTGCCGGCGCAGTGGACGTGGACTGGCCCGGCGGGCATCCCGTTCGACTACCAGCCAAAGCTCGATGAGCTGTTGGCCGCGCAGCGGGCGTACGAGCGGCGGCAGGTAGAGGCGGAAGCGGCGCAGTGCCAGCTCACCAACGCTCAGGTCGATCTGATGGTGTGGCAGGAGGATATGTCCGAGCTGGCGCTGAAAGACGCGCGTGAAACGCTCACGCAGGCCCTGGAGCTGGACGCGCAGGTCGGCGCCCTGTCGGAGCAGGAGCAGTACCATACGAACGCCGTACGGGCGGCGCACCTGGCCTATGACATGGCGTGCCAGCGCAAGTCGCTGATGCTGGCGAACGCAGAGCGCGCGAAAGAGCAGCTGGCCCAGTTTGAAGCGGAGCTGATCGAAATGGAAGAAAACAACCTCCTGATCAAAAAGCTGCAGGCGGCGCGCCCAGCGGTTACCGACAAGCTGTGGACGATCGTGCTCAGCGCCAGTTCGGCCTATACGTCGGACGTGCGGGGCGAGCCTTCAACGCTGACCCGGGAGGACGGCCGCTTTAAAATCAATGGCCGCCCTGTGACCGGCCTGTCCGGTTCGGCCGAAGATGTACTGGGCCTGGGCATGCGCTTTGCGCTTACCAAAACGTTCCTCACCAATGTCGACTTCGTCATGCTGGACGAGCCGGCCGCGGCGTGTAACGATGAGCGCGAGACCGCGATGCTGGGGCTGCTTGCCACATCAGGCTTTGCGCAGACCATTCTGGTGACGCACTCGGACCTGTCCGATGCATTCGCCGACAACATCATTCGTTTCTAAGGAGATAAGATGAAAAACATTTCTCCGGCTGAACAGACGCTGGTGGTGCAGCGTCTGGAACGTGAATTGCGCTTCGCGCAAGAGAGTGCGCAAAAGGCTCATGACGCTGCGCGCGCGGCGCAGAAGCAGGAAAGCACCTTGAGGCTGAAGGCAGCAGAGCTGCAAAAGGAAATTCTGAAGCTGGAGCAGGTGCGCACCGAGCCGCTGATTTCAGAGCACGCGCTGCTGCGCTGGATTGAGCGGGTGGAAGGTGTGGATCTGGACGCTTTGCGCGCACACATCCTGGGAGGCAGGACCGGCGAATCAATCAAGTTCGCGGGCAGCGGTACTGTGATCAAGGACGGCTACACCTTGGTATTTAAAAATCGCATCGTCGTTACGGTGCATGCTGGAGAAAAGGAGAAGTAATATGGAATTTTTTAAACACCCGCTCTGTAATTTTGAATTCACGGCGCCGCCAGGTACTGAGAAAGAATGCGACAGTCTGCCGGTGCAGACATGGAAGGATCCTACCTTCGGCCCGTGCAGCACATCCTTCTGGCGCCCCAACCAGGAAGAACTTGCTGCGCTGGTGGCTGGCGGCTCGATCGCGCTGAATATTTTTGCAACCGGGCATCCGGTCGTGTCGATGGGCGTCTACAGAAAGGAGCACAAAAATGTCTGATCTTGACCAGAATGGCTGGATCACGCTCGATGTCTGGCTCGAGCGTTATGGCGAAGACTCCAACGCGGTCCAGAAGCGGATCAACACCGGCATCTGGTCGCGCGGCGAGCACTACGCAACTCCTGACGGCGGCCAAGCCTATGTGCACGAGGAGCGCGGGCGCAAGTGGCTTGAGGCGCGCGGCAAGTTGGTGCTATAGTCCGTCCTGGGCGTGGTTGTGACGACTGATCACCGTTCGAGGGCAATAGCAGGGCGAAGTAGAGGGCCGATCCCACCTTGTGAGCTTCCCGCAGACCAGAAAAATCCCCCGCTTCGGCGGGGGATTTTTGTCGTTTAGGCTTTCGCTTTTTGGATCATGCCCACATCGCAGCGGTGGCGCTCGGTCTCGCCATGTTCCTTGTGCATCACGATGCAGCGCATGTCGCGGCCGGCGCGGTAACCTTGGCCAGCGTGCCATGCGTCGCGCGCGGCCAAGGTGCGCATGTACTCTACTGTGCATCCTGGGTATTCCTTGACGTCCTGGTGGTGCACGTGACCGACATACCAGATGCGGTGCTTGGTGCTGCCCCACATTTCCGGCACATCAGATGCCATCACGCCAGGCATCGCCGGGCCGCGGATCGTGTCACCGTGAGTCGAAGCGATCAGGTTCTTGCCGAACTGATAGTACCAAACTGTGGACGGCGACAGGTCGATTGTCACGCGCGGCTCGTTGCGGAAGTAGCAGGACATCATCATGGCCAAGGCGTACGACGAGTGGCCGTCATGGTTTCCGCGGTTGATGCGGAAGATCACCTTCGGGAATTTCTCGAGCAGGCGCCAGATCGCGTGGATCATGGCATACAGGCCGACCTGCTGCACCTTGGCCCAGCGCCCGTCGACGTCCAGCTGGTGTCCCGACTGCGTCAGGTTCTTCTGGTTGTCGGCGTGATACATGTCGCCCAGGTTAAGCAGCAGCGCGGTGCCGGCGGCTGGCGCCACGGCGACCAGGCGATCGATGGCAGCGCAAGTCAGCTCTTCAGCGATCTTCAGGTCGAAGTCTTCGCCGGCGTCCGCCCACCAGGCGTGCATGCCAAAATGCGGATCGCCCATCGGGAAGATGCAAAGCAGGTCGTCATCCGCGACGTCAGTGGCGCGTCGATGCGGCGCGGCGCGCGCGGGCTTGACGTCCATCGCCAGCGTCTCCACGAACATCTTGAAGAGCTCTTCCTGGCGCGCCTTGTCGGGCGTGCCGATGACCCATTGCTGGCCGACCGAACCGTCTGCCTTATAGTTGGTCGAGATGCGCTGAACCGCGAAGCCATCGGGCAGCGGCCGCGTCATGTCGTGATCAGGAGAATAGCCCTGCAGTGCAGCGCGGCGCTTGAGCCGGCCCATGCAGTTGTTGATAGCGGTCTTGCCTACGCCGAACTGCTTGGCCGCCTTGCTGGCGCTGCCGTGGTAGTTGACGGCGTTCAGGTATTCCAGTTCGATCGGTGTGGCGAATTTCTCCAGCGCTTGGTCAATGAAGGTCTTTTTCATGGTGGTCGTCCGAGATCAGGGAGTCGAACTCCCCGCAGGTGTTGTCCGCAGTTACAGCGGCAAAGTCCCACAGATGCTGGCGTGCGATATAAGAGGGCGGGTACCGGTGGCACGCGCCCATTGTCTCGTCTTCTGGGTCAACTGTGAAATGAATGCAAGTGGCACACGAGTCGCGTTTTGGGTCGTATGCCATGGTGTTACTCCGCTTGCCCGTAATGGCCGTTGTCGCGGATCCAAGCCTGCAGGGCGCGCAGCTGCTCGCTTACTTGGTCGGCGTCGGCAGCGATTCCGAAAAGACCGTCTTCAACCGGTTGTGGAAGGCGGACGGTGCTGGCGGCTTCTTCATGAGACTCGACGGCGCCTGGGCCTTCGGCGGTGGCGGCAAGTCGGCAGGCATGGGGAGGCGGGGCGGCGATGCGCAGCCCGCCAGCACGCTTGACAGCAGCAATGTCAGCAGCAGCGTGTTTGGTGATTTGGTCGATGGCGTTTTCATAAGTGTCGGCAGCCTTTCGTGCTTTCGCGTCGTTGAGTTTGACTTGCTGGTCATGCTTGTTGAACTGGTCGCCGATATCTTTGGCGTGTTGCGCCAGCATGACGATGCGCTCTTTTTGCCAGACCTGGCGCTCGAGCTTTTTGCCAATGTGCGAACCGCCCAGGAACGACAGGATCAGTGCAACGAGAACGGCCAAGGCGGCCGCGATGAGTGTCTGAGCTTTCATGTCATGTCCGGAATGTCGACCGTTTGACCGGTCAGGTGGTGAGTAGAGTCAGGCAGGAACTCGATGCGGCCGGCCGTGATGAAGCTGTGGCAGATGTGCGGCACCTTGGTCTGCGGCCAGCGCTCGGACTGCCAGCGCTTGAAATTCTCCGGCGTGACCTCTGGCGTCCAGCGGTTCGACGTGTAAAGGATCGATGGCGTAAAGGTCGGCGCATCGCCGTCACCGTTAAAGCCCCAGACCGGGCGGGCTGGTTCGAACGGCTTGACGTACAGCACATGCAAGGTGTCACAGCCAGGGCATTTGAATGCCACGGCTGCGTCGTCTTCGTGCAGACTGCGCAGCTTACGGCCGATCAGGCGAGTCATATCAGACCTTCGTCAGACAGATTTCGATGCTGCGCATACGACGCAGGATCAGGCCCTTGACCGGGCGCAGTGTGCCGTTGATGCGCGCCTGGTTCCAGGCATAGAGCGCGGAGCAGGAACCAACGACATCGCCCTGCAGCGCCAGGCGCGCCATGGTCGAATTACAGAAGCCCGCTACACCGATGTTGTAGGCCGTGTCGACGAAGGCGATGCGCTGGCCCAAGGTCAGGCGGTCCATCGGTAGACACGCGGCCACACCGGCGGCGTGGCGCGCCAGGTCACGATCGAGCTGGGCGCTGCACTCGGCCAAGGTGTAAGTCTTGCCCCATTGCGCGTTCTCGGTAGCGCCGGTGCAATACGTCAGCACGCTGGCGATGTCGCGATAGGTCGTCTGCTTCGTGCCCTCTTCTTTCGGAGTGAGCACCAGCAGTGCAGCCGCAGCGGCGAGGCCGACGATGCCGGCCAGGGTGCCGGCTTTATTTGCTGATTTGGTTGGGACTGGGGCGGGCATTTGCGAGCTCCGGTTGCTGCAGCAGGCGGCAAACACCGGCACCGACCAGAGCGATCAGGGACAAGTTCTTGCACATTTCAGGGGAAACAAACCCTTGCTCGAGGTGAGGGATCGCGCGCGCAAGGATGTCAAACGCGCCAGCGAGCAGCATGAGCCGCATCGACCAGGCTTGGGTCAGGACTGCTTTCCAGTCATAAATCAGTTTCATCGGTTGCCTCCGTTATGGGCTCCAGCTGCAACACGGTCAGTCAACTTCTCGACGCTACGCTTTAAGTCGGCCAAAGCGTCCTTGACCTCCTGTGCTTTTTCCCGGGTGATCGTGTCCTGTGAGGTATCGCGATCCCGCTGGGTAGCGCGGGACTCTTCGAGTACCAGCACGCGTTTGTCCATCATGTTCCAGGACATCAGTGTCAGAAAGATAAAGCTGCCGATAGAGATAAGGTGACCAAGGGTCACCGTCTTATCGAAGCGCACCCGATTTTCGGGTGGGGTTGGTGGTGGCGCGCCGCTCATGCGAGGGCTCCAGAGAGCAGATAGTTAAGACCTTGCATGATGACTCCAGGAAAGTGTATGCAAGAATTTTATGCTGATCCGGAACTATAGTCCAGTGGAAACTTGTTCCTGACGGAAACGCCAGCAGAGTGTTTCGTACGCGGCGTTTGGCCCCATGCGCCATGCTTGATCCATATCAAGTGACGCCATCAAAGCCTCGGAACAAAACTTCTTGCCGCGGCTCTCCGGCAGGAATCCGATGACCAGATGCAGGTTGCCCATCAGGTCGTAAGATTCGCCTTCGTGCGCTAAAAACCACAGAAGAGCGGCCTTCTCCATATGCTTGGGCAAAATTACCGTGTCCCAGTTGGCGTCGTCATAGTCGATGAACTTCCAGCGCACGCCGTGATCCATAAAAGATGCCGACCAGGAACGACCGTCGCTAAAAAGCAACTCACAATGGCTGTAAGGACCGCGTTCCCAGCCGCGCACCAGGCGGTTGTAGACACCAGGAAGACCTGGGCGGGTGCCCTTATAGAATTTGGCCTGGAACACCATGCTTAAGCTCCCTGAATATCTAATGTCGCAGTGGCAAGGTTGAAGAACGGGGTCTTCATGGACGGGGTGGTGACCAGCTGGCCGTAGATCTGATGCATCTGCTCAAGCTGCCCATCGACCGCGTCGGGAAAGACACTCACAAAGACGGGCCGTGACGTGCCACTGGTGCGCAGGACCTTCCACAGGTAAGCGCGATCGGCCGCGCCAAGCTGACTCATGTCGAGTGTCAGCTTGGTGCTGCGCGTGCCTGGCTCGGTGATCAGGTCGCCCGCCTCGCTGTATTCGCTTTTGCTGCGATCTACTGCCTCGGCGCCGGAGCCGTAGTCTGGGTTGATGGCCGTCTCGTAATAGGTGCCCACGACCAGGCGCACTGCCTCGATGTACCCCTGCAGATTGCCGCTGTCGACGATATCGAAAGCCAGGCCTGTGGCCAGCGGCTGTGACTGGTCGGTCCAGAGGCGTGCGCACATGCCGCCGCCGTAGGCGTAGGCCGAGGCGGCTTGGGCTGCACTCCAGCCGTCCGGTACCAGCGCTTCCCCTGGGCAGATGTTGACGAAACCTGTATCGGATGCGTAGGTCTGCCAGCTGTCGATGTAACCTTGCGGGCGCGTCGCGGTCGTGGTGGTCGTGGGATAGTAGGATGAGATTGCGCCCACTTCCAGCTGCCAGCCCCACGAGTAGACGCCATTGCTCACGACGCCCAGGTAAGAGGCAGTGCCGGCGGCGTCCTGCAGCACCAGCACTAGGTTCTGGGCGCTGGTCGCGTTTGCCGTGAAGGTCAGGCGCAGGCGGTACCAGCCGCCACCCATATTGGTGATACCCCCGCCGACATAGCCAGTGCCTCCTGTCGTCAGCATCGTGCCGGTGATCAGGTTGAAGTTGGCAAATGTGCCAAGTGTCCCGTTCTGCAGCGCCACGCGCGTACGCCCGTTTGCCTTGACGAACTGGGAAAATGTATAGGTCGTGCCGGAAGTCAGGTTAGCGGACTGGTGCACGGTGTGCCCGGCAGTGACAGCCGTCTCCAGGATCGGAATAGCGCTGGTCGTGCCATCCAGCGCGGCGGCGGCAGTGCCGGCCGTCGTGGCGGTCTTGGTGTAGACCGCGTTGCTCAGCACTTGGGACTGCAGGAAAAGATTGGTGGCGGCCGTCTCCGTCGTCTGACGCAGCCGACCTTGTGCGCTGGCGCTCAGGTTGCTTTGTGTCAGGGCGACAAGGCCAACCGGCGCCGGCGCGGCCAGCACGTGCGAGAGACGTTGAGTCGTGCCGGCAGCCGAGCGCCAAGGTGCGCCCTTGGCTTTGGTGCGCAGGTTCGCTACGCTCAGGCTGGCGCTGGCCTGGCTCGAGGCCGTGGTGGTGCCGGAGTCAGCCAGGTTGGTATTGACGATGCGCAGGTTGGGCATTGGGATGGCGATATTTTAATTTCCGATAGGGAAGAAAATACCACAGTCCCGCCTCCTTGGCTATGGGCAAGTTTTACGGCGCCTCCCACGTTATGGCCGCGAGTTGTTGAGGCGTTACGTCCGGTGCGTCGATCTGTGCGCGCAGCGCGCGGCCGTGTGCATAAATGCCCGCCACGTGGTTCCCAAGGGCCACCCCCAGGGCGATCATGCGCTGGGCGTTAAAGGTCTGCACCGAATTGTCTCGCAGCGTCCATTGCTGCGAGAACGGCTGCTGAAACATGATGGCCACCATGGCCATGGTCACATACCCGTTGATCTGCTCCTTGTTGGCCTGGTACATCTGGCCCTCGAATTCAAAGTCGGACAGTTCAGCCGCCGTACGCGCGTCTTTGATCTTGGCCCATACCATCTCGCGCAAGGTAGGTAGCGTGACTGGGTCTATCCATTCCGGATCCTCCGCCTCATCGTGCCACACGAGCACTGAGGATGCTGTGGGGCGCGCACCGAAGTGAAGCTTCTGCTTTTGCCAGAGCCGTACTTCGATACCTTCTTCCGGCTCGGGGGGCTCACCAACGGGCCCGACGAATTCCTCCTGGTCGGGGAAACCCACAATGCAGAGAACGCGCCGGTTGTAGACGTCCAGCTTGAGATATTGGGTCATGCGAAGTCCACGAAGATGTTGAAAGTCATGATCGCGGTCTTACCTTTGGCGTCCACCGCGGTGCAGGTCAGGAAAAAGTCCAGCTCGGTGCCCGACACATTGGACCTGGCGGACAGAGAGACCGTCTGGACATTAGATGCCGAGGAGATCCACAGGACGGTATTACCGGCGCCTTCCAATGACCAGTTGTACTTGACGGTACCAGCAGCCGCATTGTTGGGCGTAGCGGTGTATGACCCGGCAGCCCATGTCGAATTGCTGGCAGTGAAGTTCAGCGCCGTGAATGGGAGCTGGGTCAGCGTGAACTGGGGGGCTGTGGCCGCAGCATTGCCTGCCGCAGCCTGCGCGGCAACAGTCTCAGCCAAGGTTCCAGCCACCAGTGTGCCCGCCGGCGCGCCGACCGTGGCGTTGTTAGCAGGCTTACCGTTTGCGTTCGGGATCTTCGACCAGTCGGCGGCCGGATAGGTGTCAAGCACCTGGGCCGTCACAGCCTGGGGTCCGGCGTTTGAGACGCTGATCTGCCAGCCGGCCTCCCAGTTGGCTTTGGCCATGCCGCCATACCCTGCGAAAAAGTCGCGCACCCGCACCTGTGGGTATTCCCACACTGTGCCAGCTGTCCCGATCCATACACAGCACTTGGTACCGTCATGACCAAAGTAGACCGGGTACTCCACATTGCTGCCGCCGACTACGCGCGCGCTTACGTTATACCAAACACCTTGCGAATAGTTATACCCTGCGATCTCTAGCGAGCAGCTATAGCCTGCAGCATACTCATAAATATCGACAGAGAATTTCATCATTGTGTCCGTCCAGGAGACCGGCAAGCGAATCTTGATGCTCCCGGTCAAGGACGGACTCTGCGTGGTCAGCAGGGCGCCCTGCGGCGCCCGGATGATACTGTCCTGATTGTTGAAAATGTCGATGTCCGCAGGACGCTGCGCCACGCCGGTCCAGCTCGCGGTGGTCGCCGCTTTGGCCGCAATGGCGTTTAGCAGCAGCTGGCGCTGATCATAGTACGCCGCGAATTTGGTGCGGAAGGTTGGGCCGTCGATCACACTGTCGGCTGTCAGCGTGTTCCAGCCCGACGGAATGGCCGTCAGGTAGCTGGCCAGCGCTTCGAGCGCAGCCTGATAAGCGACCCTCGACACGCTTACAGCGTCGGCCTTGTTCATGATATCGCCGTTCTCGCCTGTGATCGCTGCCCACTTGAGGATGATCTCTGGCTTCTCGCTCTTGGACAGGATGTTGTCGTCAGCGATGGCGATGAGTGCATTGTTGGCGTTCGTTGCCTGAATTGCGGCCGCATCAGCGATGGCCTTAGCCGCGCGCGCGGCGGTCACATTCTCCAGGCGAATATCTTGAGCTGCCTGCAGCGAGGTCGATGTGCCGTTGTTGTAGCGGAACCATACGCCGATAGCCATCATCTTGGCGCCGGCTGGGATGGGGCGACCGGTATTGGGCCCGAAGTCGGCGCCGCATCGCGTCCATGTGTCGACGGCAGGTGTGCTGCCGTACACGTAGCCCGACATAGCCCCGCCCCATGCAGTGCCAATCTGCGTACCTTGATAGTCATAGAAATTGACGAACAGGTACATATTGCGCGTGTTGCCAGCGCTTGCGAACAGATTCGCGGTCAATGCGTAGACGCCTGCCGGGTCAACGGCATAGCGGTTATTCTCGTACGCATAGAGGTTATCGCCGACCGCGCCCTGTGCGTAGAAATACGCGCCGCCGACCGCGCCGGCTGCCGTGCTTGAGGTGGCATTAAATACAACTCCAGCGGTCGTCGTCCAGGCGGCCAAGTTCTCAAGCGCGGGGTCGACATTGATAGCGCTGCCGCGGCTCGCGCCAGGCTTGAGTGAGCCGGTGGTACCACTCCAGGTCGAGAGGGTTGCGGTCTTGGCAGCGATGGCATTTAGCAGCAGCTGGCGCTGCTTGTAATAGGCGGCAAATTTGTCGCGGAAGGTCGGCCCGTCGATCACGCTATCGGCTGTTAGCGTGCTCCAGCCCGACGGAATGGCGTTTAGGTAACTATCCAGGGCAATTTTCGCATCGCTGTAGCTAGCGCTCGAAACGCCAAGCGCGGCGGCTTTGCTAACAATATCTGGTACTTCATTGTCTATAGCTTGCCATTGCAAGATGATCGCGGACTTTTCGCCTTTTGACAGCACATTGTCGTTGGCAATTGTCGTCAGTGCCTCATTTGCGGCCAGGGCCTGTTCTGCGGCAGCGGTAGCCGTGGCTTGCGCTGTCGCCACTTCGGTGACATCCATCATCTGGAAGTCTTGGACTTCCCAGTAGCCCACTGGTGTACCAACGTCGAGGTAGTTGAGCAGGAAGTCAGGGCGCACCTGGGTGACGCCAACCTGCCAGTCGGCGTTGGTCCAGGTGTAGTCAAACAGCGTCCAGTTGCGTGTGTTCGCCGCAGGCTGCGCCAGCGGTTTGTACGGCTGACGTCCATTGTTGCCTGGCCCCGCTGTCACGCCGTCGGCGAGGAACTGCCGCAGGTCGAAGTAGAGCAGACCGGTAGCCGTGGCGGACGCGCGCGCGTAGAAGCGCACGCGGTAGGTGCGCGAGCGGTCGATCGTGTACGCAGTGGCGTGCGAGAGATAAGTGGCCACGCCGGCGGTACAGCGGCGGGCCGTCGCGCCAGACGGGCCGTCCGTCACCGCTACGACCGTCGACCCGCCGAGCGCGTGTGTCCAGCCGGCGTCGGCCAGGTCAGGGTACAGCGACGAGCCATACACGCCGCCAACTGCCGCCTCCGGGGTGACGCGAGGGTTGACAGCATAGAGCCGGATGAGGCGATCGTTCTGTACAGTAGCCATTAAATCAATACTCCCACAGTGACGCGCCGGCGCGCCCAGGACAGGTTCAGTGAAACCACGATGCCAGGCACACCAGCGGCCAAGCCAAAGCGCGAATGCTGCAAGGTGACGGTGTCGCCCAGCTCAAGGTCGAACAGCGAGGCGTATCCGGTGAACTGGTAGACCGTCCGCGGCACCTTGCGCAAGTTCAGCAGGCGCGTGGCTTCTGCCTCTGCGTGCGTGCGTTTGAGCAACATTGTATCCTGCTGGACAGGTTCTGTGGAAAGCTTGTAGATGGAGGCCACCGTCAGATCTTCGTCGTATGCTTCTGACCACTTGCGCGCAAGGTCTTCCTTGTCGGTCGCCGACAGGCCAGTAGTCAGTCCTGGCTGCTCTGTCCAGTTCCGGCTGAAGCCCAGCTTGACGGCCGCCACGACGTCCGTGCGGGTCGTTGGCGTCAGGCTGCCTTCCACCATGTGGGTCGCCGTGATGGTCATCTTTGAGGTGCCGGGTGCCTGGATCTTCAGCAGCCGCAGCTTGCCCGCGCGCGACATCGATACCTGGGCGCCGACACTGCCGGCAAGGTCCCGGCAGACGTTGAGCACGTTCGTGCGGTCCGTGATGACAAAGCCTACCGGCTGCGGGTGCGCCGTATTGAAGGTCGCCAGCTGCGCGGTGTCGAGATCGGCCGTCGTGAAGCGATCGCTGGCTTTGCCGAAGCCCGTCACAAGGCGCTCGATAATTTTGGCCACGGTGTTGATGTAGACGCCGGCCGGCTTGTCGCCCTGCACATCGCAGGTGATGGCGCCTTCTGGCGCCTGGTTCAGCGTGAACTTGCCCGTGGAGACGGTCTGCGTGAATACGACTGGCACGCCATTGTCCCGCACCTCAGTGATGCCTTCCATCGGCGTGGCGCTGACCTGCCACTCATTCGGGCCGATCGCCACCGGCGTCATGTTCATCACCTCGCCGAAAGGCTGCGGAATCAACACGTCCTGGCTCACGCCGGTGGCCGCCACTTTGGCCTCCGTGGCTGAGGCGTTCAGACGCAACAGCTTGTCGCGCAGCTTGAGCCCCAACTCTTGGCGGCTCTTGGCGCCGATGTCCGCGTTTGTGCCGTCAAATACAATCCGCATGTCGTCGCGCGTCCAGCGCAAGTCTCCACAGCGCAGGACGATCGAGCGATTCGCCCAGATGTCAAAGAGCCAGTCGTCCTGCTCACCGTCGCGATTGGTGATGCCGATGTCGCCAATCGACATGGCCGCCACCAGCGAATCGATGGCCAGGCTTTCGTTCACCGTCAAGTCCTTGGACAGCAGCGCTTCGTACTTTTGGTTCGCCGGCGTGTCGGTGGGGGCGCTGACAAAATTGTCAGTCGACAGATAGCGAACAGTATCCGCCCCTGCGCCAGAGACTCGCACCGTCACCTCCGCCAGAACGACGGGGAGAGCCCCGTCGTCTGCCAGCCATGCTTTCCATTCTGCGTCTGTTTTCATTGGATATTGGTCATGTTGTTTTTATTCCAGGCCCCGGTACGGGTCTGGTGCTCGAGTGCTTCCCGGGTCTCAGCCGCCGCAGCGCTCGTCGAAGCGAATGCTGCATCGATCTGCGCTGCGGCCGCCGTCTCACCGACGCGCTGCAGGCGACCGATGCTGGCCACGATAGCGTTGATGTCTTCGCGCGACAGCCCACCGGTGTTGGTCGAAGCCGGCGGCGGCGTGACTGGCGGCACGTTGGCGTTGTAGTCAAGCTGCAAGCGCGTCAGTTCTTTCAGCGCGTCTGCCACGCTCAGCACTGCCACCTTGACATCGATCAGGCCAAACACCTGAGCGTTGAGTGCGGCCAAGCTAGCCTTGGCCACGTCGACCTGCTGCGCGGCCCACTGGATCGCCTGGTCGGTCGTGGACAGCACCCGGTTAAAGTCAGCGGTGTAGCCCGAGCCGGAAGCGTTGACCGTGCGCGAGGCCTGCAGGAAGTTGTTAGCCACTTCCTCGAAACGCTCCTGCGCCTGGGTGTCGCCGCCGCGCGCGGCCGTTACCGTGGTGTCGAACTGCCGGCGCGCCTCCGCGTACTTCTGCTCTGGCGTCAGGGTCGACTGCTGGCCTAGGACCAGACCGTCACGGAACGTTTTCCAGCTCGAGGACAGACCACCGATGCGATCGATCGTGTCTTCGATGTTCTGGTTCTCACGCTCGTAGGCTTCGTTCAGGCGGTCCTTGGCGTCAACCACCAGCTTGGCACGCTGGATCTGGTCGAACAGCGCGCGGTTCGACGGAGCAAGCTGTGCACGTTCTTTAGCCAGCAGCTGCACGCGCGTCATCGTCAGCTCGTCGAGCTGGTCCTGCAGGTCCTTCGCCTCATTTGCAATGTCAGCGATCGACTTGGTCAAGTCCTCAATCGGTGGTGTCACTTCCGCGAACGCGGCTTGCAGCGCCAGCAGGCTGGTGTAGGTCTTAGCGCCGGCTTCCGTCGCCAGAGCGCCGCTGTCAGCCAGACCGATCACAGCCTGCTTGAACTGGTCGCGTGTCTTCAGGCCAGACATGCCCAGGCGTGCCAGCTCTTCGTTCACATACTTCTGCACCGGGGCAAGTCGCTCTGCCTCCGTCATGAAGTTGTCGGCAAAGCTCTTGGTCTGCTCTGACAGCTTGTCGATGCCGCCGGCCATGCCGATCAGGCGCTCGCGCGCGACCAGGCTGCTCAGGCCAGTGGCGCCGAAGGTACTGCCGATGCTTGCCATCGCGGCATCGAGCACGCCATAGTTCGTCGCCAGACGCATCACGGTTTCAGCGTAGCCTTCGCCGACCTGACGGAAGGTGTCGAGCGCCGGGAAGACAGCCGATGCCATCTGGTCCATGGCCTTGGACAGCGTGGCGTTCAGCGCCTGCGTCAGCGCGTCGCCAGACAGGCCCTTGAGCGAGATCTTCGACTGGTCGATGTTCAGGCCGTCGAGGATCGTCGTCACCTGAGCAACGGTACCGCCCATGCTGACCGCGGCCTGGCCGAGCGCCTTCTCCAGATCGCTGAAGACCTTGCCGAACTGGCTCGAGAGATCTCCGTCCAGGCCCTGGGTCTGGACCGAGTTCGAGGTCTTCTTGCTCAGACCGAACCAGCTCGACTTGGTCGTGTCGACGCTGGCGTACTGGTTGAAGCCGCGGCCCTGCTGCAGACCGCGCACGCTGCCACCAAACTGCACGCCGGAGTCGACTACCGTCTGCTTGGTCTTACCCCACAGGTTGGACAGCGGTGCGAAGATCTTGCCTAAGATGCCGCCGACGCCCTGCTTGACAGTGCCTTCCTGGATGTTGAAGTTCTCGCCGTTGACCGCGCCTGGCGTGCGCACCACCAGATTGGCCAGACCAGTCATCGAGGCTTCGATCGCCTGCAGCGCCGACAGCATGCCGCGGTTGATTGGCACCAGGTCGCCGGAGTATTTCTCCATGCGATCGAGCGAGTTCTTGATCGAGTTGGACTGTGCGGCCGAGTCGCCAAAGACCGTACCAGTACCCTGGATCTTCTGCTCTTCAGCCGCAGTGCGGCCGCCGCCCGAACCCTTGCCGCCGGCGCCCGACACCACAAAGCCCAGGGCGCCCATCGCCACAGCCATAGCGGCCATCCGCGCCCAGGCGGTGTACGGCTCGCCCTTGCCCTGATTGGCGACAGCCGCGGCGGCCGATGCCTGACCCTTGGCCATAGACGCGGCGACGTCCGGCGCGACGCTGGCGACAGTTGCTGCCGTCTCCGTCGCTTTGCCGGCCACGAACAGCCCGGTGAAGGCTTCGACCAGGCCCATCTTGGTGGCAGCTGCCTGAATGGCCAGACCGATCTCGATCGCGCGGAAGGCTTTCTCTGCGGCGCCAAGCACGGCGTAGCCAGTGCTGCCTTCTTTAAAGAAGCCCTTGGCCGCGCTCGTCATCTCGGCGTACGAGTTGATCTGCGCGTTGGTCGTCTCGTTGATGCGGTCGAGCTGCGCCTTGCCGCCCTTGTCCGACTTGTTAAACTTGTCCTCGATCTGCTGGCGCTTGGCGCCGAAGGAGATGGTCGAGTTCAGCAGCTTGCCCAGCGCGCTGCCGGCCTTGCCGAAGGCATTGGTCAGGCCGTTCTCGATGACGGTGGCCATGTCGACCCAGATGTTGCGCATATTGGCCGCTTCAGCCTGGATCGCGCGCAGACGCTCGAGAGCGTCCTTCTGCTCTGCCGGGCTCCCGGACTTGGCGTTTTCGGCCAGCAGACGCTGCTTCTCTTCCAGCTGCGGAAGGGCCGCGGCATATGCTTGCTGGGCCGCCAGGGCGTTTTCAAAGTAACCAGCCAAGCCGGTACCTGGGCCAGAGTTGGCACCGATTTCGTCCAGTTTGCTCTGCAGCTTTTCCATCTCCAGGTCAAAACTACGCACCAGCTCTTTGCCAAGTGCTGCGTTACTGCCTGCAGTTTGCATGCGCTTAAGGAATGCCGAGTAGGTGTCGAGCATTTTGACGGTCTCGGTATCTCCGATCGACGAGGCCGCTGCGCGATCAGCTGCGATACGATCAACGGTGCTCTTGTTCTTGGCTTCCCAGTCCGACAGATATGCGGCCTGGTACTTGCCCTGGTCACGCAGCGTCTCCGCCGTATAGGCGCGCTCATCCTCAGCCATTTCGGCCAGGACCGTTTGTTTCTTGCTGGCGGCTGCGGCCGTGTCGATCTCAATCTGCTTGGCCGCCTGGGCAGCCTTGTTGTCAAAACGCTGCTCGCGGCCACCTTTCACGCCCGGCACTGCCGATTGCGCGCGCGCCACTTCGAGCTGGCTCTTGTCCAGCGCCAGCTTCTCACGCAGCTCGATGTTGATCATGCCCAAGTCGCCCAGCTCACCTCGGCGATACTTCTCTTTCGCCTCAGCGAGAGTTGCCGACGAGTCCTGGCGCTGCAGGTCATGCAGACCTTGCAGGCGCGCCACTTCGGCATTCGCTGCGTCGCGCGCGGCGGAAGTAGCCGTGTCGCCGGTACCGGTCCCGGGGCGGCCTTTCGTGGCGCGGCCAGCCTGCGAAGCATTAACCTCATCGCGCAGCACTTTGAGCGAGGTGCGGATACCGTCGATACGCTTCATCTCGGCTTCCGCGCCTGCAGGCGTGGTGACATTCAGGCGCTTAGCCGGATCCAGCAGCTCGGCTTTGAGGCGGTCTGCTTCCAGGTACTTGGCGCGGATGCCGGCGTCTGGCTGGTAGAACTTGCCCTTGCTGTCTTTCTCCGTGCCGTTGAGCGCGAATTTTTCCAGATCTTCGCGCGTTTGCGAGGTCAGGTTGCGCGCCTTCTCGGCCGCCGTCATCGGCAGCTTTTCCTTGTTGATCTTGGCTTCCGTATCAATGAAGCCTTTCAGATTGGCCTGAGCCTTTTTCAGCTCTTCACCAAGGGCGTGCCAGTGCTCGCCGCGCTGCAGAACGCCGGTGTTCGGATCGATCGTCGGGCGGTTAGCCAGCACCTTGAGTGGGTCCATGCCGTCAGCACGAATGCGCTTTTCCAGCTTCTCAACCTGGGTCTGCGCCTGCAGCTTCATCTCAGGCGTAACGGAACCCTGCTCACGGTACTTGCCGTTTTTCTCATCCCACAGCGCGTTCGCCTCCTTCAGGCGAACAATTTCCTTATCCAGCTGCTCATTGACCACGTGCAAGGTGTTGCTCATGCGGACGTTGGCGGTGTTTGCCTCATCCGTGTTGTCGCGGAACAACAGCCAGAGTGCCGCTGCACCAGCGATAGCCAAGGCGACGGCGCCGATCACAGGCAGCAGCACAGCGCCCCAGGCGGAGGCGGCCGTGGTGGCTGCAGCGGTAGCCGCAGCCTGAGTCTGCATTGCAGTCGTAAAGAGGGCGGACGTGCCGGCACCCGCCGCAGTAGCCGAGGCGTGGGCGATAGAGGCAGCAGTGGCGGCGGCCTGCGCCGCGGTAGACGCGGTAGTGGCAGCCATAGCTGTAGTGATCACCGGCGCCAAGGCGGCCATGCCCAGGCGGTAAGCTAGGTAACCTGCTGCGCCGGTGGCCACAACGCCGATGTTCTCGACCAGCGCCCCGCTCAGGCGGGCGATGTTTGTTGCAAAATTGCCGATGCTGCTCTCAGCGCTGCCGCCCTTGAACATGTCGGCCAAGTGCAGAGCCATCTGCTGCACGTACGGTTGAGCCTGCGCAAAGCTGCGCGCAAATGTGTTTTCAATCACAACACCCAGACGAGAGAAGGCACCGGTGGTGTCGTTCTCCAGCTTCATCATGACGTCGCGCATGTAGCCGGTCGCGGTCGTCGCCTCAGCGACTTTCTTCTTGTACTCGCCCAGATTTTCCTGCACCTGCTGCACGGACTTCACACCACGGATAGTGAAAATGCTGCCCAGGATGTCCACCTTCGCGGCGTCATTAAACCCTGCCAGCTTGGTGCGCATCTCTTCCATCAGCAAGGTGAACGGCTTAAGGGCGCCGGTGGCAGTAGTCGTCTCAAGGCCCAGCTCTTTCAGGGCCTTCTTGCCTTTCTCTGTTGGCTCGTACAGGCCGGTGAGCATGTTGGTCATCGACGTACCCGCCGCGCCGCCGGTGATGTTGATCTTGGCCAGCACGCCCAGCACGCCGGCGGTCTCCTCGATCGACACCTTGAACAGGGACGCTACCGTCGAAGCCTGCTTCATCGACTCGGTGATGGCGATCACCGAGGTGTTGGACGTTGCAGCGGTCTTGGCAAAGATGTCCGCGACTCGGCCGGCCTCAGCGAAGGACAAGCCAAATGCGCTGACGGCGCCGGTTGCAGCGATAGCCGCCTGGCTGACGTTCATCTCACCGACAGTGGCCAGGTCGAGGATACTTGGCAGGACCTGCAGGGCCTGGGACGCTTCAAGGCCGTTCTGCGCCAGCGCGCGCATGGCGTTCGCCGCTTCACCTACCGAGCGCAGGGCATTGTCCGTGATGGTCAGGAACTGGTCCAGATTCACGCCTTGATTTTCTTTGCTCAAGGCATAGACGAAGTTCAGCTGGTGCTCGACTTCTTTGCCTACGGTGACGATCTGTTTGAGCGAGCTGGCGATCGCCGCGCCGGCGAGCAGCGGAATGACCGAGCCGTAGGTCAGCCACAGGCCACCCAAGGAACCCGCCAGGCCCCGCGCCAAGCCGTGTGCCTCACGCATCATGTCGTTGTGGCCAGCCGTCGCTTGTGTGGTACGGCCCAAGGTCTGCTGCAGCCGGTCGTGCGCTGCTTGCAGCGTGCGGATGTCCGCTGTCGCGGCTTGGCTGCCGAAACGCTCAAAGGCATTGCCGCCCATGCTGCCGTAGGCTTGTGCCTGGGTAGCGGTGCGCAGCTGTGCTGCCGGGCTGGAGGTCTGGAATTGCGTGTTGAGCAGGCGCTGCTTCTCCGCGGCGCTGGCCGCCTGGGCCGCCGCCTTCTCGCGCATGGTGTACATTTCCATGTCGCGCTTCTGCTGCAGGGCAATCATCTGCTGGGCCTGCGTTTGCGCGGCGCGATATTCTTCCATATCCCGCTTCTGCTGGATATCGCGCTGGGCTGCGGCGGCTTTTTGGGCGGCGTTGTGAGTCTCGGTGTCGCGCTTCTGCTGGATCTCCGACTGGCGCGCGGCGCCGCGCTCCATGGCGGCGACCTGGGTCTCCCAGAATTTGACGTAATCAGCGGTTTGCTTTTGCCGCATGGCATTCAGCTCGGTGTCGCGCTTCTGCTCAAGGGCGTACTGGCGCTGACGCATCGCGTTCAGCTCGGTGTCGCGCTTCTGCTCGATCGCCTGCATGCGCGTGGCGGTCGTCTGCAGGGCCTGCACGGCGGCGTTGCCGCCGTTCTTGGCCAGCGCTGCCATCTCCGTGAAGCCGGTCGTCATGGACTGCTGCATGGCAGCCATGGTCTGCTCGAGCTTGCTGATCCCGGTGACATTGCCCAGCTTTTCCAGGCCGGCGTGAAGCCGGTCGAGCGCCGAGACCAGACGGTTGATGCCGTCGTCGCCGGAAGCACTGATTGGGATGTCGATGTTGTCGCTCATAGGAAAAGCCTCCGTTAGATTGGCATTATCCAACGGAGGCTTCCCAGAAGCAAGTTACTTAGTGGAATTACTTTTGGACTTCTCTGCCTGGTACTCCAGGTAGGCGTTGTCGAGGCTGTTGACGTATCTGAAAATCCGCTCTCGTTCGTTGAGCTGAGCTATATAGAACAAGTTGCAGAATGCTAAGATCTCTGACACAGGTATCGGCATCGCGCCACCCATCCCCGCGTTACGGCTGCGGGAAAGGGACTGATAGGTGTTGTAGTAATAAGACTGCCGGAAGTCGAGCACCGGGCGCGACAGCAGCGCCTTCGGTGTGAATCCGTTTTCTCGACCTATACGTTCAAGGTCGGCAAGGCTGCTACCCCAGGTGAGGTCCCACTTGAGGTAGTCGACGAGTTTTTTACGTCAGCGTCCTCCGAGAAAATACGGAAGTTCTTGAACTCGTCCGCGCGCTTGGAGATTTCCTTCTGGAAGTCTTTCAGCATCAGCATTTTTTCAGCGGCTTCTGGCGAATACGATACCGCCACGCCGTCATATTCGACCGGACCCGACCAGCCCAGGAGTACCGAACGGGACATGACATAGGCCATGATCTTGTTCGAGCATTCTTCGGCTGCCGCCACTTCTTGAGGAGTGCTCTTCAGCTCAAGGGTGTGCTTGTGCGCCTCGAATTGCTTGTTGAGCATGCGCACGAAAGTCGGATTGTAGCTACGCGCGATCTTCAGGGTAACGCCGCCGCCGAAGTCGAAGTCTTTGCCTTCCTGCTCGAGTTTGGGGTCGGTAGCAAATGCCTTAAAAATATCCAAAATATACTCCGGTGTAGTTTGTTGTGGGCGGCATCAAGCCGAGATCACAGTGTGGTCAAGCACTTGCCTTCTGTCAAGTGCTTTGTGGTAATATCCCAGCAAATAGTTGAAAGAGATCCACATGTTGACTTGGTACCCATTAACAGAAGCAAAACGTTTGCCGCCCGTATCTGGTGTCTATGTCATTCGTCATCGTGCCGACGGCATGGAGTATGTAGGCATCAGCAAGAATGTGCGCCGCCGGGGCATGAGGCATCGCGGGGCTGATAAGGCGGACTCTTACTTGCACCGTGCCGTGCGCGCCCGGGGGCCTGAGTCGTTTGACATCGCGCTGCTGCAGCAAGCAGCCGTGCAGGACCTGCCAAGTCTGGAGGTCTGGCACATTGCACAGCGTCAGTGCGTGCAGCCGGCTGGATACAACCTTACCAATGGCGGAGGTGTAATTCACACAGCTGAACACAGCATCGAACGTCGTCTGCGCGCGGCCGAAGTGCAGCGACAAACCCACTTGGGAGCAAAGCGAAGTGCCGAGACTTGTCGTCGGTTGTCTGAAGCGTTAAGGGGTCGAGGTTTTACAGAAGTCCAGCGTCAAGCACTGCTGGCGCGCAGTGTTGGCCGCCCAATGCCTGAGCAGACCCGCTTGGCTATTCGGGAAAGCCGACAGCGTCCTGTACTGGTCTGGCATCCAGGGGCGCTTTTGGCCGTAGAGTACCCAAGTCTTGGCACAGCTATTCTGGCCTGCGGTAAAGCTTCCTCATCGGTAAAACTGTGTCTCGCGCAGGGCCGACCTACTCACGATGGCTACGCCTTCGCTTACGTCTGGGAATAAAAAAGCCGCGACCCGAGGGCCGCGGCTAAAGTACCTCCACCGTGATCTTTACGGTACCACTGCCGCACCGACGCGGTCAATGAACATCGTCTGGCGCAGAGCGGCGTTGGCGTTGGCCATATCCGCGTAGGCAGTGTACTCGAAGCTGGCCATCAGGTCAGAATCCTTGGCGCCGGCCTGCACCTTGGCGCCGGTCAACTGGACGCGCGGCATGGTGAAGACATAACCGTTACCGGCGGTGTCGCGGGTCGAGAAGCTGATCGCGGTAAAGACGTCGCCGAGGAACTTGTCGAACAGCGTGCCGTCAGCGAAGTAGACTTCGAGCGTGCCCTTGGCCATGAACGTACCGATACCGACACCGACCAGACCCAAGGTGCCGATAGCGTCTTGGCCGCGCAGGCCGCTGTCCAGGTCGAGCGACAGGCTCTTGATGAAGGTCGACGCCAGCGGCGCACCGTTCTCCCAGATGTTGCCCACGCCCGACACAGCATTCTGAATGTCGTATGCCAGCGAAGCTGCAGGAGCACCGGTCAGCCAGGTCACGGCGCCGCGCTTCATGTCTTTGCCCATGAACGAGAAGGTGCCTTCGGTCAGGCTGCCCGACGCGAACGAGGTCGAGAACTTCGATGGGTACATGCCGCGGAATACCATGTACTGGTTCACTTCCGAGATCTGGCGCTCGATCGAGAACGGGGTCAGCGTGATGCCGTTGGTCAGGCGCGACGTGGCGACCGAGCTCGAAGCGACCGACGTAGCGGCGGCCAGCGGGGTGTTGACGTCCAGCGTGATGGTCGTGGCGGTTGCCGCGACGGAGGTCGAGTTGCGTACCAGCTTGCCGTGGTTGGCATGGGTAGGCATGTTCAGGACGAACCACTGGCCAGGCTTCAGGGTCGTGAAGGCGCTGGAGCCGGTAGGCGCGACCGAAGCGGTGATCACCGATGCCACAGTGCCGAGCGTGCCGGCCGTTACCGAACCGGTAAAGGTGGCGCCGACGCCATTGGTGCCGTACGCGGCCCAGGCGGAGCGCAGGGTGCTGGCCAGGAAGCGGTCATACTCGCCATACTGTACGTGCACCTTGATGTCACCAGAAGCTTGCGCGCTGATGGTCGAGACGGAGGTCATCTGCGCCGAGGAGTTGATCTCCTTGTCGTTCTCTTTGGTGAGCGCGAAGTCGAGCGATTCGCCGGTCATGCGCAGGTTGTACGGATTGCCGGTATTAGGGACGTCGCCGAACGACGTCTCTGGGACGTAGCACAGCTGAACACGGTTCGCAGATGCGAGAGTGACGGTAGGCATGTAGATGCTCCTTGGTAAATTTCTGTGAGTCTACCAAGAAACTAATGCCATCCGGAAATTGTTTGCGATTTATTTCTACGCGGACACTTCGTGTTGCCAAAAATTAATCAGCACAGGGAAATGCTCCCAGCCTGCCAAGGGCACACTGCGGTGCCGTTCCGCCGCTTGGCACTGCATCGGGCCAAGCTGCTTGAGGTTGAAGTAAGGCATGACGAAGTCGCGCAGGGCTGAGGCTTCCAGGCAGCCGCTGCCATGCTTGGTCGCAATCGAGAGCACGATCTGGCCAAGGTGTCGCGTGCGCGGCTTGTCCGCCATGTCTGCCTGGTCGGCGCGCAGGAAGTCGAGCATCACCTTGAGGTAAGGCTTGTCCTGGGTTTCCTGGTTGATCGTGAAGCGGTTGTCGAGCTCGATCGCGAGCGGGTACGCCACGTGGTCTTCCTGGATCTGGGCAAGCACCTCTTGCAGGGCCACGCGGGCAGCTGTTTCACTCATTTCGGCACCGTCAATTTGATAGGGTTCTTGGCCAGGTTGCGCACGTAGCTTTCGATGCGGATGTTCCCCGGGATGATGTTCTCTGGCCGCAGGTTGACCGTGCCGTCGGGCCCGACCATGCGCCGGCCGTCTGGCGTGTACAGCTCGGTCGCGTTCACCAGGTGCACGCGGTTCTTTGTCGTCACGCCGCGCAGAGCTGCGGCGCCGCGCGTGAGCGCCGTCTGCACCGCGCCAAAGTCGCCTGCCTGTTTGGCGGCAGCGGTGTAGGTGGTCTGTCCATTGGCGCCCAACTTGCCGACCGCGCCTAGGCCCGACAGCTTGTCCGGATGCGGGCGATAGACGGGCATGTCACCGTCGATCACCAGCGCCCAGTTACTGGCGAAGTCGCCCGAGAACTGCGGCGAGACGCGCGCGGCCGCCTCGAGCAGGTAATAGATCTTCTGCCTGTAGATGCCGTCGGCAGTATCTGCCACCTTCTTGCGGACGGTCTTCAGCTTGGCCAGACTCATCTTGAGCTTGGCGGTGTCGATTGAGATCATGCCAAGCGCACCTGGCAGGCCCAGCTGTCAAGTTCTGGCACGACCGCGACGATGCGCCAGCGCGCGCTGAGCATCGTCAGTTCGCCACCGACCTTGGGCGTGAGGTCCTCTTTGGCCACAAAGACAGTACGGTCGCCCGGCTGCTGGGTGTTTTCTCCCAGCGTACGGAAATGGTAGAACTTTTGGGTATCGGTCTGGATGACGGTGACAGCCTGAGAAAAATTGTCGAGCGTGTCGGTGCGCAAGTTCAGCACGCCGGCCGTAGTAAAGGTTGCGGCCTGCAGGGCGTCGTCGTCCAGCTGGTCGGCCTCGGAAATCCGGAACAGGTCGACCGACGGGTAGCAGTTGCGTACACGGAAAAGCACCCCGTCCTGGCGGAAGAAGGAACCCTTGACGATGGGCTCGGCCATCGCGGCGAAGACGTTCCACATCACGTCCCAGTCGGACTCGGTCCGGGCGTTCGCCTGGTCCCGGAAATATTCCTTGTGCGCGTAGAAAGGCAGACCGGCGCCGCTCTTGGCCGCTTGGCCAGGCGTGAGCAAGTCCATCAGGCCCGTCGACTTCTTCAGGCTGTAGCTGCGGCGCACCAGCTCGCCTTGGAATGCGTCAGGATTACTGTCGCTCACCAACCAGCGGCTCTCATACACTTTGACCACGCCGCGCGCTGGTGGAGTCGTCTCGTTCTCAGTCGTCATGGTTCGCCGGCGCGCGGTGGCGCCGGACGACGTCTGGTCATCGTGAGGTGTGGTGTGGCAGTAGAACAACAGCTCTCCGGTGTAGCCGTCGTACACCGGGTCGTCATCGAAATAGCCAGCGACGTCAGCGAAGTCCATCAGCGGCTCCAAGGGTCGACATGATGGCCAGCCAGAGCGTTGAGGGCGGCGGCAGCCGGAAGCTGCCCACCGGCCTCGAGACGGGAGCACTCACCATACGCGTGCTCCAGCACTGCGCGTCGTTGTGGCTGTCCTTGCGACAGTAATGGCACCATTTACTCATTAGCCAGTTACCGGGTTGGTGGCGAGTGGGCTGGCCACGGCCATGATGCGTTCGGTCGCGCTCGGCAGCACCGCGTCAGGGTTGATCTGGGAATAGATCACGCGCAGGCGCGTGCGCAGCACCAGCAGTGCGGCCGGCACGTCGGCGCGCAGGAATTTATAAGGGTCTTCGCTGCGCTGCAGCTCGGAGCGGCTGTCTTTGATCACCTTGGGAGCAAACATGGCCACTGCGCCCAGGCACTGCTTGGCGATGTTGTAGGCCGCGTAAGTCTGCGCGATATCGACGAAGCGCTTCTGAAGAGTGGTCGGCGAGGCGGCGCCGGCGGCCGACACAAAGCTGTCGAACAGGTCCGGGTGAATCTCGGCCAAGTCCTCGGTCAGGTTGATCGAGTAGATCGGGTCGAGCAGGACGTCATCGCGCAGCTCGCGCTCGGAGATGCCGAGCACCGCGCGCACGCTCGCAGTAGAGGTCAGATCGGTGAATGCCATTTAGTGCTCCCAGGAATGGATGCAGTATGGCACTCTTTTTGCTTTGCGTAAAGAAAGCCCACCTCGTGGGTGGGCGGTATTGCTAACCGTCATGGTGCGCATTCACAGCACCGCCAGGTGCCAAGCGTTTCCGGCGTCGTTGTGCCTATTGTAAAAGAAATCCCACCTCGTGGGTGGGATTTACTCCGGCCGGGAATCCCCAACCCTGCGCGGCTTGCAGGCATACCCCGGAGATATGTCCGCGCGCTGCGATTATACTCCAGGCTTCTTGTCGTCGGTGCCAATGATCGTCTCTTGCGAGACTGTGTCAGGTTTCTTGTCGGCGCCGCCGATGCCTTCGCGGATCATTTCTTTTTGCCGGTTGATGCAGCGGCAGCTTCTGGCTCAGCTGCAGGCGCGGCCGCTTCTGGTGCCGCTTCTGGTGCCGGTTCGGCGACCGGCTCAGGCTCGATCACTTCGAACTCGCCGTCTTCCACCTGACGCAAATGCTGCAGCATCGGCTGGCCTTTGAGGTAGTCGCTGACGTTGACCTTGGTCGGCTCGCCCGGCTGCAGCATGACCATTTGGCCGTCAGGGGTCTCGGTGCCGCGCGGGTAATCCGGCAGGGCGAACTCGCCAGCGTTGCGCACCCAGGTGCCTTTTTTATCGATGATTCGCATGTCTTACTCCAGTGGTTAAGTAAATGGATTATGTCATGGAAGTTTCCTTTGACAAAGTATCTCTCTGTGCTACAATTGGGCTACTTAAACAGGAGGCACTATGGCAAAGAAAACTGAAACACTGCATCTGCGGTTGGACCCGACATTGCGCGCCCAACTGGAAGCTCTGGCGGTCAAGCTGGACCGCCCGTTGGCCTGGGTCGTCCGCCGCGCGCTGGAGGCTTATCTGAAAGAGCCGCGTGATGAGTAACTGGGTCCCGCTCAACCAGTGGCGCCAGCTGCCGGCAGTGTGCGGACTGTATATCATCCGACACCGCAACAGCGGTAAAGAGTACGTGGGCAAATCGATCAACGTGCGTCAGCGTCTGGGTCGCCATCAGCGCCGCGCCAACAGCTCTATTTTCCTCAGCCGGGCGATCGCCGCCTACGGCATTGACGCCTTCGATTGTTGCATCTACGCCACCGGCACTGACGCTGAAATGCTGGACCTTGAGATGACCGTGATCGCGGCTCGCGGTTGCATATCTCCTGGAGGATACAACCTCACTGCAGGCGGTGAAGGAGTTTCCGGGTACAAAATGACAGCTGAGCAAATTGCCAAGGTATCGGCTGCTGGGCGAGGAAAGGCTCGTTCAGCTGAGACTCGGGCCCGAATGGCAGAAGCGAACCGTCAACGACCGCCCGAGCACTGGGAAAAGGTGGCAGCGAAGACTCGGGCGCGGGTGGTGAGCGAAGAGACGCGGGCCAAACAGTCGAAGCATGCTAAGTCGCGCACTCCAGAGCATTTGGCACGTATCGCCGCGGCGAATTCTGGGAAGACAGCGACCACAGCTGCAAGAGAAGCAATGCGTCTGGCTAAGATTCGCGCAGTGTGGGCATGGCCTCCTGGTGCGCTGCTTCCCTTGGAATTTGCTTCCTGCAATTTGGCGGCAGCCTGGGCCAGAAAGAATCCCGCATCCATCAGCAACTACTGCAACGGTAAAACTTCATCGCCTTGCGGTACTCAGTATGCGTATGTACCAAAATAAAAGCCCCTTGCGGGGCTTTTATGTTGTCATTCTGACTACGCGATGGTAAGTACGTCAAAAGCCATCTGATCGGTCTCGCCGAAGAGCCTGTCAACTTCCTCCGCCCATGTCCACACCATCCGGCTGGCGCGGCGCAGTACGAACTCTTCCGTCGCCTTGAAGTCGGCTTCGGTGTTCTTGATCAGCTTGATCGCTTGCGACTGGTCAAGTGCCCAGACGGTGTTGGCCGGAACTGGGCCGCCGTTGGCAGCGTCGTCCACGATCCACCACTTCACGTCGTTACCGAAGCCAACCATGCCGCTGTTGACTGGGGTGATCTGCGGGTCAAGGCGCGCCAGGGATGGGTCGTAGTTGTTCGAACCAGGACGACCGGTGCGGCCTTCGATCTTCAGGTACGTGTCCAGATCGCACATCACGTGGGTGATCTTACGACGACGGCGATTGCGGGCCAGGAACTTGATCCACGACTTGTGGGTCACAACGCCGCCGGTAGCGGCCGAATCCAGCGCGGTCGTGGTCACAGCGGTGATGGCGCTGGTGCCGCGGTCGACGTCGCCCAGGAACAGGCTCGACAGGTAGCCGTAGACGCGAGCGTTGTGCTCGATGTCGACGTAGCGCTTGACGGTCAGGCCAAACATGTCGAGCGTGGTGCCCTTCATGGCTTCCTGGCTCATCTCGATACCGATACCGTACGCAGGGATCGTGAAGTTACGATCCGAGGTCGTGATCTTCAGGATGTTCGGCACTTCACCCAGCTGGGTAACGCGCGAAGCCTTGGCACCCAGGGCGCCGGCGTTAGGGCCGCCTGCGGTCTGGTAGGACAGCACTGGCTGGCGATACGTGTCACCAGCGATCGAGACCGTGGTCTTCACCAGGTCGCGGAATACGACGTCGTCGTCAGCGCGGCTGTCGTAGAACATGTCTTCGACCATTTCCAGCACGGCCGACGGGAACAGCAGGCGCGACTGGTTGCCCCAAGGATCTGGACGATCCTTGGTGTTGGCGGGGCCGGCCTGGAACGAGCAGCTGCCGTCCAGAATGTCAGCCACGGTGCCGTTCTTCAGACCGAACGGATTGGCGCCAACCAGGGTCAGACCGTTCGAAGCACAGATCTGCTGGAACGCGGTACCGAGGGAGTCGTCCACGTCAGCCGCGAACTTCGAGTTGATGACTTGCGCCACTGTCTTGTTCTCGGCTTTCGCCTGATTGTAGACGGTCAGATCCAGCTCAACGTGCTGAACATCGCCCTTTTTGTTCTTGAAAAAACCCATTTTATTCTCCTGGAAAAGGGCGGTTTAAACGCGTTCGATAACGACTGCGGTACCGACGGCGCCGGTGCCAACTTGGGTCAGCGACATCACGCGCCAGGCATGAGGGCCCGGAGTCTGCGACGTGGCCTTGCATACTTTTGGATAGCTGGTCAGGCGGGTGCCCTTGGCGGTGATCGAGCCGGCAACGACATAGTCGCCAACAGCCAGAGTGCCGGTGCCTGGGGTGCCCTGCAAGCCGTCAGCGATGGCCATGATGGCGCCTTCGTTGACGCGGCCACCGATCGAAAAGCCTTGCGACGTTGCTGGCTCGACAGCGTAGATCACGCCTTCGATAGCATCGCCGACGACACAGAGGTCGTAACGCGACTCAGCGACCAGCTTGATCAGCTTGCCCTCGTCAGCCGTGCTCAGGTTGTTGGCCGAACCCGAACCTGCGCCGAGACGGACAGGAACGACTTTCGGAGTAGCGCCGGTAGGCAGAAAATAGTGTTGCTTAGCCATGTCAAGTTCCTCTTAGCGTTTGGCGGTTGGGGCGGCTTTCACCGCGAACTGGAAACCCAGCGGCATGGCCGCCTTCTGGTCTTGATGTGTACTGTCTTCATTCGAAGCTTGGGACTGGCGGCCGGCTGGGAATTTCTCCAGGAACAGCGGCGTGACGCGAGCGTGCTCAGCGATCACAGCAGCGGCGTCCATGCCGTCAACAGCAGCTTGCGAGCCGCCCATCGGGATCAGCATCTTGGCCGTGGCGCTGCGAGCGATGGTCAGCAGGTCAGCGTGAGTAGCGGCCATGGCAGCAGTCGCAACAGCGGCAGCTTTCAGGTTGGCGATTTCGGTGGCCGAAGCGGTCAGCTTGTCGAGCAGAGCGGACATGCCGTCAGCAGGAGGAGCCTGGGCCTGGTTCGCAGCAGCGGCAGCAGCCTCAGCCTTGGCGCGCGTGTCTTCTGCGTCCTGTGCGACCTTGGCATCAGCGTCAGCACGGACCTTGGCGGCATATGCTTCCAGTTCGGCGGCGGTCATGGCAGTGCCATCATCGTTCAGACCGAAGGATGCCAGCGGTGCGCCGGCGGAAATTGCTTTGAGTTGTTCAGGAGTGAGTTGCATGGCCTTGCCTTTCGAGTTTGAAGAAGTATCGCGGGAGTGTTTCCGCTTGTCAAGCAAATTTAGTGCCAGGTCGAAACTTCCTGTCTTGTCGGCAAGTCCGGCCTGTACAGCGCGCTTGCCCAGAAAGGTCTGGCCCTCAGTCACTTCGGCCAAGTCTTCGGCCGACAGGTTTGGCCGGCCCTTCGCCACCTGAGCGCGGAACATGCCGTGCACATCGGCCATCTGAGACTCGACGCGTGCCTTGATTTCCGGAGTCAGCTCCTCGACAGAGTTGAGCTCGGCCTTGTACTTGCCAGAGCGGATAACCGTGACTTTGACGCCGCGGTCTTCCATGGCCTTGGACTGTTCGGTATGGATCCGCAGGATGCCGATCGAGCCTACCTGGGCAGTCGGGCCGGCAGTGATGACATTGTCCTTGATCGCGCTGGCCAGCCAGTAGCCGGCCGAGCACATCATTTCCGTGGTGTGCGTGGCGGACGGCTTCATCGCCGTGATCTGGCCCAGCATCTCGCAGGCTTCCATCAGGCCGGTCACATCGCCGCCCGGGGTGTTGATATGAAACAACAGTTTTTTGGTTTCGACGTGCGACGCCGCTTCGATCGTGGCGTTGAGCAGGTCGTCATAGCCGACCGTGCCGAACATCCGGCCCAGGCCAGCGAAGCCAGCGACCAGCGGACCGTTCACTTCGATGACAGCCGTTTCGCCCTGGTGGCGCCACAGCGGCGGCAGGGAGGCGACCAAGTCGTCGATCCAGCCAGCCTTGGCACCGGCCGCGGCCTGGTCGGCCATCAACTTGGCCACTTTTTCGTTGGCGCTGACGGTCAGATTGTAAGAGTCAATTTCTCCAGCCCAAAATTTCATTTTGGTGGTCCTTTCGGGCCTTTCGGCGTTTTCTTCCCGACGGAAGTATTGGATTTCGGATTGCCGTTATTGGCCGCGGGGTCTTCGTCCTCGCCTTCGGCCGGCGCGGCCACTGGATTCTTGAAGCCGGTGTCCCACTTCACGGTGTATCCGTTCTGTGGCAAGTTGCCGGTCAGGCGCAGGCATGCTTCTTCGTCGGTCATGAAGCCGATCGACACCAGGTTGGTCAGGTATTCGTATTTCATCTGGCGGAACGCCAGCATCTCGTTGGCCGGGCGCAGCTCGATCTCGTCGAACTCAAACTCCACCGTCACGTCCAAGCCGGCCAGGCGCACCGCCAAGGTCAGGGCCTTGCTATAGAGCTCGTGCAGCTTCAGGCGGATCGTGCCGTTGGCCATCATCATGAACATCAGCGTCTCAGTCGAGGCGACGTTCTGCGTGGTGCTGCCCATGCCTAGGATGGAAGGTGGCGTTTTGGTCGCCGTGGCGATCTTGCCGTCGTAGATGTTGTGCACCGTGTCGAAGGTCGCCGGCGTGTCGCCGGTGTCGCCTTCGATGAACTTCACGCTGAAAAAGTCGTAGTGCACCAGCGCCTCATCGACACCGAGGTCGGTGATGACGCTGTCGATCTCGGCCAGGATGTTGTTGAGCCAGCCCGGGATCAGCTCCGGATCTGCAGCGATGTCGTCGGGCATGCGCGCGCGCAGCTTCTCCTCATCGATCGAGATGTCGTAGCGTTTGAAGATGTGGCGCTGGCACAACTTGCGCATGTCGGACAGGAACGTCGTCGAGGCCAGGACCGGCTGCAGCGCCGCTTCCATCGGGCTCTGCGGATAAATGTCATAGAGCGACGGGTCAAGCGCGACATAGAAAAAGGTCGCGATGTCCAGGTCGATCTCGTCGCCGCCCACTTTCTGGACCGGCTTGGTGCCTTTGCCATCTTCGTAGAAAATCAGGTTCGAGACTGGCACGGGCGCGAACTGAGTCGGCAGGCGTTGCTTGTCGAGTACCAGCTCCATCGCCATGGCGCCGGTCTGCAGCATCTCTTTGGCCAAGGCCTCAGAGACGGAGCGCAGGGACGATACCTGGGAGAAGCCGTTGATATAGTCGGGCGACGTATTCATGATGCGCAGCAGCTGCAGCGCGAAGCGCGTCGCCTCGATGTTAAATGTGCCGTCCGGATCCCGCGCGATCGCGATGAACTTTTCCGGGATGCCTACGCGCGCGGCCGCGGCCAGACCACCGGCCAGCTCGGGCGATACGCGCGAGAGGTTCCGGACGATCGTCGGCGTGTCGGCGCCAGAGCGGAATGTCGACGTCAAGTCGACATTGGCCACGTCAAAGCGCGGTTTAGGAATTGCCGAAGTCGATGCGACGATACCTTTCCGGTACCCCGGATAGGACGCGCCGCCTGGTTTAGGCGGTTTTGGGGGCGGTTGAGTCGGCAGAACTGCAGCCGCGCTCATGTCGAGCGGGCTGTCGAAGAACATGCGATTCATGAATTTGGGCAATTTCATGCCCAGATTGTTGCACGGCAAGTTGTTGCTGGCAAGCTTTTTGCTTGCCGGCGATCAACCTTATGCCACTTGTCCCACTTTTTTTTCTGTCATCTTGAGCTTCATGACAAGTGGAACGTGACCGAACGACAAGTTCTTGCTGACGGTCGGCTGCAGGCGACAGGCCACATGCAGGTAGTTCAGCGTGTGGAAATAGTGATCCTGCTGCTCGAGCGACTTGGACCAGTTCCAGTAGACCTTACCCACCTTGTCGAAGATCTGGCCCCGGCTCATGTCGGTGCAGTGCGACTGGAAGATGTCATCCTCGGCGTCGCGCTGCACGTACCACCACAGCTTTTTGCCCTTGAACAGATTCATCAGCTCGTCGAGCGAAAGGTTGCGCGCGATCTTGACGACCTTGAGCGGCAGCTTGCCCTCTTTCACGTCCTTGTCCGCCTCCTTGATGGCGAACATGACGGTCGGATGGCCCTCGATGTACTGGGCGCCGAACAGGTTCTTGTCGACCTTCTGCATCTCGTTGACCAGGTTGGTCTCCGGATAGGCATCGATCACTGTGATGACGCACCGGTACAGGCGCTTCAATACCGCCTTGCGGATCTTCAGCTCGGCAAGTTTTATCCGCTCCTTGTGCACGACCAGGAGCGTACCTTCGCCCGTCATGCGGCCGACCAGCGCGTGGCAAGTCTGGCCGACGTCGATCCCCAGGTTGTGCATTTCGCCCGAGTTGAGGACGTCCTGCCACATAGCGGCAGCCACGTCGGTGGCGGTCAGCTGGGACTCTTCGTTGTTGATCGTTTCGCCCAGCGCCTGGTTGACGAACTCGCCCCAGGATGCGTACTTGGTGATTTCCATGATGAGCGAGGGGATCGTCACCACGTTGGGCACCTCGAAGGGCGTCACGTAATAGCCGATGGCGGTGAAGTCGGCTTGCGGATTTTCACATACCCAGGCGCGGTGCTCCATCTGCAGGCTCGGCTCTTCCTTGCAGTGCGGGCACTGCAAAAACGCCTCCTGCCAGCGGATCTTGTTGATGTTGTATTTGGTGATGTCTTTGAGCGCGCCTTCATTCTTCTTCTCGACACCGTCGACGATGGTGGTCAAGCCGTCGTTGTAGCCTGGCACGATGACGTTGGCGTGGAAGCTCGGGATGAAGCTCTCGTTGCAGTGATTGCAGACGCACGCCATGCGGTGCCGACGCGACGCCGCCATCTCGAGCGCGATGCCCTTGCCTTCGAGTGTCGGGGTACCGAACTTGCGGGTCAGCTTGTGCTTGCTGTGCTTGATACGCGACTGGTACTGGCCAACGATGGCCGGATCCGACCGGTCCAGCTCGTCGTGGATCAGCATGTCGGCCGGCACGGACAGCGCCGCAGTGGTGCCGGAGCAGCCGCGCATGTACAGCAGGCTGTTGTCGATACCCTTCACCTCGGAGTTGTCCAGTTCCTTGTCCATCTTGTTCTTGAGGTCGGGCGTCTCATTGATGATCGGGTCAAGTCGGGTCTTGGCGAAGTTTGCCGCGTCGGCCGCGTGCGGCATCGTCATGATGACCGAGAAGTACGGCATCACGCTGCAGACAGCCAGGGCGTAACGGGCCATGGCCTCAGACATACCAACCTGGGCGCACTTCTGGACGTTCACCACTGAGCTGGTGTCGGTGAGGATGGTCTCCTGGAACTCGTGGTCCTTGAAGGAGTACCGGTCGCCCTTGAGGTAGGTCTTTTCTTCGAGGTAGCGCACCACACCGGACAGGTCGTAGCTGTTAAACAGCGCCGTCTCCATCCGCTGCAGGTGGCTGATCTCGTCAGTGTCGAGCTCGCGCATGTTCACTTCTTCTCTCCGGTGATGCCAGGCTCGATCGCCTCGAGCGCTTCCAGGGCTTCTGGACTCTCGCGCAGGAACTCGCCATACAGGTCGAAGTAGACGCGCGCCTCAGTCGCCGGCATCCGGCTGAGCACCTTGTGAAAGGCCGCTTCAAAACGCTTCAGGCGCTCGGCGCTGAAGACGACCTTCTGCTGTTTGATGATGTCGGAAAGCATCTTGCTGACCGAGTTGAATACCTGGGCCTTCTGGTTCGCCGGCGTGCCGTTGTCGGACTGCACGGAAACCATCAGCTCCATGCCGTTTCGGTACTGCAAGCCAAGCTCCTCGCCAAGATTCATGCGGGCAAGGTCGATCTTGAGCTTACTGTCGATGCGCGCGCGCAGGTCGAGCATCTCCCGGTCGGACAAACCTTCGAGCGGATCGGACTTGAGCAGGGCTGGCGCCGGCGCCAGGGTGTGATCTTTAAGCATGCTCGTACCAGCTCCGGCCAGGTTCAGGGGCTTCTGCTGATTTTGGTGCATGGTATCGCGCTGGTGTTGGCAGCGGGATCACTGGAAGCGGCCGCGCTGCCATTGTTTCACGTGGAACAGCGGGGAATGCGTCGATGCGCTGGCTTAGCACTTCGCTGTACAGGCTCATTGCCAGGCGCTGCAGGCGCAGACGCTTTTGTTCAGCCTCGGGCAGCTTGTGGAAGGTGACGGTGTCGATAAAGCTGAGCAGCGCCACCAGCCGGGCGTCGAGGTCGGTCTTTTCTGCGATCACGCGCTCTTCGTGTGGAGCTTTGCTCATTTTTTATTCCTCAGTCGATAGATGGTGCGGATGGAACAGTTCGCTGCCTGGGCTGCGGCCTTGACGTCCATGGTTTGGGCGGCCTTGAGGCGGTGCTGGCGCCGCGCCTCGTTGAGGTCCTTCTTCGCTTTGCTGTTGGGGGCCTCTTCGCGGACGACTTTGAGCTGCTTGAGGACGCGACAAACACTGAACTCGGTCACGCCGAGCTCAGCGGCGACGGCGCGATTGGTCACCTCGCGGCGGCGAATGCGGTCGATGTAGGGCTTGATGAGGTCTCTTAACATGCAATAAGTATGCCAGCTTTCAACTTTTGTGCCAAGTTTTGCCAAGGTTTGCCCAAAAGTTTTGAAAAATTTTCTAAAAATTTTCGGAAAGTCGGTGAATTGTTGCGTTAAAGCAACGAAAGTATGAGAATTTGTGGCGAAAGTTTGAAATTTATGAAAATTTTTCGGAGGGAGGTGGTTCAGGCCTGGCGGAAACCCCGAAAAGAGCCCCTATACGTCGATCGTCCACGCCCCAATACCCAAGCCTACCCACGGAATCGAAGGGCTAGAATGCCCTTTAAAAGCCGTTTAAATAACGCTTACTTATAAGCAATTAGTTACACAAATCACAACAAATGACCCACATTTCACCATGTCAACTACACTTTTATTATCATTTCCCTCTTTTATATTACGTTTCGATCTAATTTATTTGTCGTTTTCTAGTGTGTGCGCTATCTAATACCGTCAATTTCAGGCATAATAACTACATCAACAAAGCGCAACCAATACCGGCGGCGCACTTTATAGGAGTAGTTACCATGTCCACCGAAAAGCAAACCCCAGTCTCACTCTTCGCGCAGTTTGTACAGGGCGACATCAAAGGCGGCGCGCACGCCCAAGCCTTCCGCACCACTACCATCCGCAACGCGGTCGAACAGATGTTCAAGGGTAACTACTCGCCGATTACCGAAGCGGCCGCACTGACAGAAGGCAAGGCTAAGAAAGCGCGCGCTTATCAGGCCGGTTTTGCTACCTTCGGCGTGGTCGGTACTGACGTCAAGAAAGTGGACTACAAAGGCAAGCTGGACAGCGCCGAAAACAAGGACGTTCGCGCCAAAATCGAACAGTTGACGCACGCCGCTACCGTCGCTTTCTTTGTCGCTTTCGATGCTGTGATGGCAGAAAAGGCAGCACCGAAAGCAAAAAGCGAGCCAGCACCAGCGGCAGCGCCAGCACCAGCGCCAGTGGCAAGCGACGATGATGTAGCGCTCGTTGATGCCTCCGATTCGCACAGCATCGCTGTCGAACTGGACGATGCAGTAGAAAGCATGGTTGCTGCCATCGCTGGCGGTATGTTGACCGGTGCGCAGCTGGACGCCATCTATGAAGCATGCGCAGCACGCTACACGGCGCAGGCTCTGGAGCTGTCCGCCGAACTGGAGCCAGCATAACCCTGTAAGCATGCCCATACGGGCATGCTAATCAGTGCGGCGCGTGCGCCGTACCGATTAGCAGCAGTACCGCACCATGCACATAACGCTACATGGTGAGGCGACACTACAGCACTGCATTGCGGGGCATGGTGGCGGCAAGTGTTCATTAACAATTGAGAATCTAAGCAAGTCAGGCGGCGTTGCCGGTTGAATCATGCATGTAGGGGCACTGGCTACCGGGGCGCTCATAGGCATAGGACGATAGACAACAAAACCCGATACTACTTAGATTCGATAACGACGGTCCGCCCCTAGTAAGGCGCACCGCTCACCCGCTGGCTGCCGTGCTTATGAGTCGGTAGCGTCGTGAAGGGCTTAACAGGCCAGAAAGCGATTGTGTCCTACCGTAATGGGGCATGCAGGAAATGAAACGGATTCGGTGAGGAATAAAGTAAGAAAGAGTAGGGTAGTGACCGACACTTGAAAAATTATTGACTGTTGAGCAAACGGCGCAGCAGTCAGTTAGTTTTTTAGCAGGATCAGCGCCTGGGCCAACCTGTCCCGGGCATTTTTACGTCTGGAGCTTTTATGAAACGTGAGATTCCTGGCCGCCAGCATGCCTTATTGGCAGCGCGTCTGGCACAGCAGCAGCGCCGTTTAGAGCGGTTTAATGACCTGCTCAAGGCCACCCGCACCGTGCGCAGCACTGGCATCGCCATGCCCGCTCTGGCAGCGCCACCAAAGACCACAAACCCGGTGCTGTCGCGGCCACCGCCGAAGAAGAAATCAGGTTTTGCCGAAAAATACTTAGGAAGGGAAATCAAATGCGCATCGTAATCGTGCTGTGCCTGCTCATCGCTGTAACGTTGCTGGCTAACGGCCCGGAAGGTCCATTGCCACAGCACGGCACGGAGGCATGTAAAATTGCCTCACAGCACATATCGTCGTGGTTTGTGCCGGTTTGCAAGTTCTAGGGATCGACGGTGTCGATTAATTAAGAAAAGACTTGACAAAATGGCGAAGAGCGCCCCTAGTCAATTTCAGATAAAGAGAGAATATCATGTCAGAAGCACAATTCGCAGCCCGTAAAATGCGCAAGGATGAGTTCAAGTCGCCCGCCGAAATGTACAAGCGCGATCACCTGGGCCGCCCTTGCCTGTTCGTCTGCGAGTCGCAGGCAGGCCACAAAACGCTCGGTTTGAGCTGGGCCGCCGCATGCGAAATGGCAGAGCGTCTTTCCACTGAAATGCTGGAGGCAGCGTGACCTTCTTCGTCGCCAAGATCGAGCTCTTCTATAACGGCGAGCCAGAGTCTACACTCTTCCACAAGGGTAGCGGCGACAGGCAGCGTCTCCGCGCTGACCTGCTGGACGCCTGCATCAAGCTCTCGCCGCTCGGTTGGGAAGCTTTCGGCGGCGATGACACGAACCGCACGCTGACCAACGGCAACTGGACGCACAAAGCGTCGCTCGGCCCGCTCGACCTGATCTAACCTGTTCTAACCTGTTTCTTTGCTGCCACAGTCCGCGAATATGCGGGCTTTTTTATTTCCAACGAGCATAAAATGAAAAAATTCTGGGAGGCAATCATGTACAAGCTGCGCCGCGACTTTCTCACTCAGCCAGTCATGCCGACTGGCCCGAACGTACTGGCTGATCTGGCTGACTTCGTGGTTACGAAGGTCGAGCCATGCTTTCATGTGGCGTTTGGCAACTACCTCGTTGACATCGACCTGCAGAAGCAGGTCGGGCACTTCCAGAACATGCTCACAGGCCTTGCAGGCGACTTTTGGCTGGTCGGCCGCACGCTGGTAGCAGCGAACCATTTGCTGCCCGCAGACGTGCGCCTGGCGCTGCGTGAAGTCTCTATTGAGATTGCGTAGGCTTCGCCATGAACTCTTTGTGAGGCAACGGCTTCACAACCTCGCCAGCAGCATCGAAATACCATGTCTCTTGGTGATGCGGCTGGAATTCAGCACGTACGGCGCCGCGCAGGAAAGCGCAGCAGCGGCGCCGGCAGTCATCCGAGACATGCACCGGCGGTGGCACGCTCTGCCACACCTTCTTGTAGTAATGCCACACCATGCCTTCGATAGCACGAGGCTTGGGCGGGGCCTTCTCCTTCGTGCCAGCATTGCGCGCCAGCACCGCGGCGCGAGCCTTGCGGGAAGCTTCTTGGCGTGCCTCATACTGACGACGAATCTCTGCCGTACGATCTACTGCCTGCGCGGCAAGTGCGCGGTCGCGAGCTTCCAGTTGCAGCACGTATGTCATGTCCTTTTGGTAATGCTCACGAGCCAGCACGACCCAATGCGCTTTGCATTCCCTCGATGTGCGGAATTGCAAGTCGGACAGCGGATGCTGGAACAAGCCAGCGGAAGTCACATGCTCACGATAGCGGACGCCGTGCAAGCGCACCGGATAGATATTGTCGAGCGAAAGGTTCTCAGGATCGCCATCAAGGATGGTCAGCGGAAAGCGCGGCCAGTTCCCGTAATGCAAGCACCAGACAATCGCAGCGGCGTCAATACGCTCGCCCTCGAACGTCACGACCAGGCGGCCGCCATTGATTGTGCGGATAGGCTTGCAGCCTCCGTGCTTGTGGCGCCGGAACAAGCGCACATCGTGAGCAAAGAATTGCGGAACAAGGGAAGCGTCCATCTGAGGCATAAGTGTCTCCAAGGGTTAAGACCTGCATTTATCGAAAGCGAAAACAGAGCATACTCGCAAGTTCTCCCTATGGCAAGTGGATTTATATAGTACCTATAATATATACAAATCTATTTCTATAGGGGCTCCTAAAAAGTTTGGCTGGAGCGTTTTTTCAAAATCACGTTAGATTAGTCAATACTATTTTGGTCCCCACTGTGTTTTCGTTTTTTCAGTTCGTTTTAGCTTTCCTTATACGGTTTTTTGAAAACGGACTTTAAAAGTACGCTCATCGAGCTTGTTTAGCTTATTTCAGTTAAATGTGTTCCCTGTGAGAAACTTGCGTCTGTTTTGTCCTCAAAAATTTCAGTTAAAAGAGCGAGCCTAGCACCGTGCTGATTCGGTCGGTATCTATCTATGATCTTAGTCTTTTTCAGTTATCAGCGTAATTTTTAGTAAATGTATGCTTTTTTGCCACATTTATTGCCGTACGATTTTAACTGAAATCGCACGGTCGCAGCACCCCTTTTCGCATACAAACCTCTAACTTAGACAATTTCAGCCATGTTCAAACTCATCCACGACATTTTCAACCCTCCTGCCAAGCATCCTCTGACCTTGCGTCGCGAGGTCAAGCTGGCCACCGAACGTGCCTTGGTCGATGCTCAGCAAGAGCTGGAGCGCGCCATCTTCACCCGCGACATGCTTCTGGCACGCCTTGCCCGGCTGACCGCCGAAACCGACAAAGACAGCGCCAGGCTCAGTACACTGGGCGTCAGCAGCAAAGCCCTTGCGTCCGGCGTGCCCGACCATACGCCCCGCATCGTAGAAGGTCCGTGGGCCGAAGACTTCGCGCTGGCCCGCGCCGCCCAGGCGCAGGACCAGCCACAAGAACCTCCCGCCGTCCGCCTTCCTGTGAAGCTCGACGACGTCAAGCTGCGCAACGCTGAGGGAGCCTTACTCGGCAACCTCTCGGCCGCCACCGACAACGAGCGCGCTTACATCATCGCCGCCATCAATAAGGACGCCCCATGAGCACCTACGCCGAGCATCAATACAGCACGTGGATGGAGACCTTGCACCAATGGCTTGACGCCGTTGAGCGGTCCGACCTGAAGGAAAAACGTTACAAAGAACTGCACGCTGAGAAAGCCCAGCACGTCCTGGCCATGGTCGATCAGTACAGCGCATTCGACTTCATGCCCGGAAGCAACTGGGAGTTCATCCTCGACAACTGGATGCACGCCCCGCGCACCACTTGCCGCAGCATGGCGATCGCCGCCGTCGCTGAGATCCAGCACGCCATCGCCGCGTACTGGGATGGCACCGCGCCGGCGCCGCGCTGCGAGGACAGCATGAACCTTGCCCTGTTGCTGGCGCACTGACACAACCCCCACACTGTCGACAATTGTTGACACTGTAAAGCTTTGTGGAGGTCTTACACATACCACACTGTCGACAATTGTTTACAGTGTAAGCGTGGCGACAATCCCACACTGTAAACAATTGTCGACAGTGTAAAAATTGTGTATGCTGGAAGCTCACTTAACAAGGAGCACATCATGACCCAGCAGAAAGTTAATGGCTATGTCGTCACACCCGCCCCGGCCAAATCAGGTCACCCTTACTGGAATGTTCGCTGCGACTGCGGAAAAGAGCAGGTCGTCCGAGTCTCTCGCGTCAAGTCCGGGGAGTATCGCTGCCTCTGCCGTCGCGAAACCGCCAAGGATGAGAAGCAGGCAACGCTTCAGACGCTGGCGGCTGACATCTCTGCTCTGCATGACGCCATCATGATCCTGACTCAGCTGGTCAAACAGGGAGCGACGCAGGCCAAACCACTGACCAAGCTCGCCAGCCTGGCGCCCCCGCCACGCAAGCGCTTCACTAAAGTAGATCTGCTGGCCGGCGCTGCCGACAGCGCGGCTGCCCAGGAGCGTATGCAGGCCAATCGTGACTGGATTGCTCAGCACCTGACGTTTGATAAGTCGGTGCGAGATGACGACATGCTGCATGACCGCATGGCGATCGAGCAGGCTAGCGCAGAGCTTGACCCTGATCCGACGCGCGGCGCCGACCGCCTGCGCCAGCTGAGCAGTCAGCGGAAGAAATTTAACCCATAAAGGAGACAACATGGTCAGCTTACGAAAACAGGCAATCGACGAACTCACCGTGTCCCTTGCCGCACTGAAAAAGCAAGAGGCGCAGCAAAACCTGCAAAGCACCGTCGACTACCTCGACCTCCTGCCCGGCGTCCTGGCGCTCTGGTGGTTCATGGAGAACGTGAACGACGAGCATCCGCACCGCAGCGAGCTGTTCTTCTACTGTCGCGAGCGAGTGCGCCGGTACGAGACCAGCCTGCAGCAGGCGCTGCATGACGATCGCCAACGCTTTGGGGAGAACTAAATGACCGTCCATTACACCACCGACGATGGCGCCACGTGGCTGCCGCTTACCTCCGCCATCCGCGTCTGTTACATCGAGGCATACAAAGACGCTGACGGCCCGCTCGACCTGCTCGTTCAGCTCACGCCGACCGAAGTCAAGGCAGCGTTGATCAATGATCCAGGCCTCGTCGTTGGGTATCGCGACGAGGCTATCAGCTATCTGGTATGGAGCCTGAAATGAGCCAACGACTCATGGCGCTGGTCATGGCGCGCACGGTAATGAAAAGAGGATGCAAGTTCATTTGCTGGGCGCTGGTCGAGACAGAGCATGTGCTCCCTGATCTGGACGAGGTCTGTCATGACTTGCGAGCTGAAATCGAGGAGGCCCTGGCCCCGATCTCGACCCTGGGTGAGTGGCTGTATGAACAAGGGCTGTATCTGTCAAAAGAGCAAGAGCATCTCGCTCGTCTGGCCTGGCTCGATCGCATGATCGCCAACGAACAGGAGGCGCTATGTTCTACGAGATCACCGCAATAGGCCACGACGGCACCAAAGAGACACTCGACCGCGTGCTGTGGGTCGAGGCGTATGACTGGCCGCATCTGCAAAAAGCTCTCGCCGGCGCGCCGTACCAAGGCGTTCGCATCCTGCCCAACGACACACCCTTCCTTCTCGTCGATTACGTTCTCTGCGACGCAGAAACTGAGCGCAGTCTGCGCGCCAAGCTGAAAGGATTCGCAAATGACAAATGACGACCTCGTTACGCTCCTGCGCGACATCGCGCACAAGCTCGACAACAATCCGGCCGAGCGCCTGCAAGACATTATCGAACCGCTGCGCGCCGTCACGACGCCAGACGTTGGCATCGACCGCGGCGCCGAAATGGACCACACAGATGAAGGCTTCAACCTCCAGCTGCGCTGGTACGGCGGCCAGCTGCTCAGCATGGCTGACGCCGGCCAGCTCTTCGGCATCAACAGCTGGATCAACTGTATCGACAAATTCACCACCCGGAGGCCCGCACCATGAACCTGCTCCTCGCTGCCGCCATCTTCGCGGCCATCTTTCGTTGGGCAACCAACCGCGCCGACAAGACAGTGCGCGACATGTCGGACGAGGAGTTGCACGACCTGATCAACGATCCCGACGAGCATGGCCACTGCTTGGCCCTGCTGCGTGCTGAGTGGCACCGTCGGCATGGCGGCGCAGCATGAGCGCCGTGCATGTAGAGCTGCTGCGCGCGGCCCGCGCCATGATCGAAGGCGAAGATGTCGAGTACATCTGCGTAGCGATCGAGCACTGCGTCAGCTGGCAGTGGGACAAGGCAGGTGACGATGCCGACCGCATCCACCAGCTTGACATGGCGTGGCACGACATCACCTGCAAGATCGTCAAGGGCCTAGGCAGGTACGACACCTTGCACACTTGGCTGATCGATCAATACTTCCACGCAAAGCCGTACAGTCTGTCCAAGCGGCGCGACATCTGCCTCCTGGCCCGCCTTGCATGGATCGACAAAATGATTGAGGAGTACAGCGATGACACCCCAAGAACTTGAGAAACTGCTGGAGCCGGCGCTGCGCAAGCGCCGCGAAGCGGTCCAGAGTCTGCGCCGCAATCTGTTTCTGTCCGATGAGCAGCTGTGCGCATCGCGCGCCGCGGCGCCGCATATCAGTGATCTGGTCTTCGCCCGCGTCATGCACAGGGTGGCGTGCCGCACGATCGTTACCATGCTCCATACCGTGGTGATGAAATCCCGGCGCCTGCCCGACGGCACACCGGACGGCCGCGCGATGGAGATCGCGCTCGAAGTCGTGCTCGAAGCAATCAACCCGGACAACTGTGATGACTAATAAGCATGTCGAAGTGCTGCACATGGTGCGCAAGGACATCGAAGAGGGGCATTCCACCTTCATCTGCTCCGCCCTCGGCGATGTGATATGGGACCACGCTGACGTGGCAAGCGCCAGCTTGGCCGACGCCGCACAAGACCTGCAGCTGTATGTGCAGGCGTCGCTGCGCATGCACAGCGACAGCAACCCGCCGCTGGAAAACTGGCTGAGCCAACAGCTGCAACTGGGACCGGCCGACCCGCTGTACGACTGGATCTACGACAACGGCGCCACCCTGCGCCTCGCGTGGCTCGATCGCATGATCGAGATCTACTCTGTCAAAACATAAAAGATTGACGTGCAGTTTGACGTACGTCAAACTGATGAACCTGCACTGGAGCCTGTATGACAAAACTCGACGCCCTGCGCGCGGCCGTGATGGCCAAACTGGCTTACTGGGATGCCATGAGCCACCTCGAAAAAGCCTTCGATATCGAAGACCCGATGGACGACGTCAACGACGCAGTTGTTGACAACATCGACTGGCTCGCCAGCGCGATGCCAGGCGATCCCTCGCCAGAGCACATCGTCGAGGAGCACGTCACGCAACTCATCGCCGACATTAAGAAAGCCAGCTATGAATAGCCCACACAAGCACGCCACCGTCATCAAGGCCTGGGCGGACGGCGCCACCATTGAATGCCGCAGCGAGGCCCGGCCAGCGTGGGCGGAAATGGGTGCGCCAGGTCAGGATCACCAACCGCGCTGGTGTGAAGATTTTGAGTACCGGGTCAAGCCGGCGCCGACCGTGCGCTGGATTCCGCTTTTCCGCGTCCCAGCAGGAGCATTGACATTCGGTGAATCCAAATACTCCAAGGAGAACGCCGTTGACGTCAGGATCAACGGCCAGGACAGCGACGAAGCACTGGTCCGTGTCCTCAAAATCGCCATCGACCCTGACAGCGGCGAGGTGATCAGCGCGATGTCGGAACTGCCATGACCCGGGACGAGCGCCTGCGCCGCAAACGCGTCATTTGCCACTGGCGCGTGGAATACGCCAACGCCCAAAGCAAAGCTGGCAAGTTCCATCGTGCAGGGCTGGACGAACTGTTCCTTGCAGGCTGCATGCGTGAGCAGGGTGCGTACTCTGCCGCGCGTATCACTCTGTGCTGGTCGCGCACTTTCCGCCAGCTCCAACAAACAGCAGGAAAAGTGCTGCCATAAACAATCATAGGGGAATGACATGGGATACACACACTACTGGCGCTCGTACGCCGAGGCAACCGACGCCCAGTGGCGCGCCATCGAGAACGACTTTCGGCGCCTGCTCAGGCATTCGCCAGTCAAGGTAGCAGAGAACTCAGAGGACTATGATCCACCGGTCGTCGACAGCGAGTGCATCTGCTTCAACGGCGTCGGCAGTGATGGCCACGAAACGATGGTCTTCACGCCAACGCCCCAAGGCTTCAACTTCTGCAAGACCGCGCGCAAGCCCTATGACCTGCTGGTCACGGCGCTGCTGATCCTGGCCGACCATCACGCGCCAGGCGTCTGGACTATCACCTCCGACGGCGACGCGGCTGACTGGCAGCCGGCGCTGGACTGGATGAACGACCTTGGCCCCGAGGTGTACAAGCTGCCGGCAGGTCTCCGGGGTCCGACCCGCCACACCCTGCGCCTGGTCATCGACGTCACGATCGAGACCGCTGACTTGGACGATGTGCAGGAAGTGCGCAACAACCTCCTCGACGTACCTACCATGCTGATGCGTAACGGCATGATCACGGACGGCACCGACGCCACTGTGGTGGTGATCACGCCGCGGCTGGAGGAGCCATGAAGAAATGCACGATCGGCAAGACCCATAAATGGGTCTGGGTGAAGAACACGACAACGCAGAAAGTCCAGTTCGGGCTGCGCGGCAACCGTGCTGCCCTTTCTCGCAAGGGCATCTATGCCTGCGACTGCGGCGAAGTCAAATACGGCGCTGTGCAGACAGAACTTTAAGGAAACGACATGAACAACCCACCTATCATCCGCATCGAACTCGAAGGCATGAAGCACACCATCGCCATGATGCTCAGCGAGCATCTGGTGCAGATGGACGCCGACATCCAGGCCGCAGTCGATGCTTTCTGCACGCCGGAGAACGTCAGCAAGATCATCGCCGATACCGCCAGCAAGGAGATAGAGCAGCAGATAAAACTTGCGGTTACGCGCTTTTACACCTACGGCGACGGGCAGAAGGCTATCGCAGCGGCTGTAGAGCAGACGATGCGTGAGCGCGCCGAGCAGGAAGAGCGCTGGGCGGCGCAGCGTCGAGGTGAGGCATGACCATCTACTCCGCCCAGTACCTCGCGCTCCAGGAGCGCATGCGCAAGGTCACCGCGCTCGCCAAGCAAGGTCGCCTCCTCAAGTGCGTCAGCGGCCCGGGCCTGTATGAGCATCTCGGCATGGCCAAGGGCGCCGGCGCGATGCGCGACCAGATGATGGAGTTCTATCGCAGCATCGACACCGGTCAGCTGTATTACCGCACGCCGCTCGACTTCAAAGAGCGCATGCAATTCTTACCTTTCACCGCCCAGGAGGCAACAATGAACGTAGTGACCCAGATCACCACCGACAACATGAGCGCATACAACGCCGTCGAGATTCAAGGACTTGATGCCGGCGGCTGGATCACCCGCGAAGCCGATAAGCAAGTCAAGTTTGGCGTCTTCGCGCACCTTGCGCAAGACGGCGGCGTTGATCTTATCGCTACCGCCGACCGGCACGAAGAAGCGCACGACTATGCGGTAGAGCTCGGCGCCGAGTGCGACTGGCCGGTGCAAGACCACAGTGGGCAGTGACATGACCCTCACCTTCGACAATACCCGCCGCGCGCTGGTCGAGTATGACGCCGGCGCCGCCGAGCGCAACGCCGCATGGGACCGCATTGAGAATGCCGACGAGCTGCTGGACGCCGAGCAGGCCGATCAGGTGGCGCTGGAGAAAGTGCAGGAAGCCTTCCACAAGGACACCGCCGACATCAACAGTCGTGATAGCTGCGCACATGCGCCGCTGATATTTATGCGAAGGATGGCAGCTAAATGAAGACCCTCACCTACACCGAATACAGCGGCCGCACTGGCATCGTGATGCTCGACAAAATCATGGCCATCAGCCAGCAGCGCGACTTCACCGTCATCACACTGGTCGATGGCCACAAGCTGGAAAG